CCTTTGATGGTTACAGGACAGGCGGCAAGTGTTGGAATATATGAAGAACTTGAAAGACAAGGTAACTTGCCTGATAGCATGACGTTTGAAACTAACGGTACACAGAAATTAAGAGATCCTTTTAAGGAATGGGTAAAAAGAATTGATGAAGAAGTATTCTTTAGTTGTAGTCCTAAATTATGGACAGTAGCAGGTGAAGAAAGTAAAAAAGCAATTATCCCAGAAGTAGTTGGCGAATATGCAGAACTATCTAAAGCAGGACAATTAAAGTTTGTTGTTGGTTCTGAACAAAGACAATGGGATGAAATGGATTCTGTTATAGAGAGATTTAGAGCAGAAGGCGTTGAATGGCCTGTATGGGTTATGCCCGTAGGAGCCAGAGAAGAAGAGCAAACTGCAACGGCAGGCGATGTTGCTAAATTGGCTTTTCAGAGAGGATATAATGTGGCGGCACGAGTACACGTTTACTTGTTTGGTAACGCCATAGGAACATAATATGATATTTTGGATTGGTTTCACAGTTATGGTATTGAACGAAGGGTTCGTGATCATGAGACACGTACACCCTTGGTTTGCACGTAAGAGAGAAGCACTAATGGCCAAGTATGGAAGTAATTGGAAACGTTTCCATGCCGCATTAGATTATGTATGGATAGGTGGTGTTACGTTAGGTATAGCGGTAGACATTGCCAACTGGAAGTTATATTTTACAGTACTGATGACCTTTTGGACAGTTGTAGGTGTATGTGTGTATCTTCCATTACTTGTTAAGAAGTTAAGAAAGAAAAAAGTAAAAGTCGAAAATGAAGATGTACACTTACATTCAGACGGTATATATCCATATAATGAAATAAAAAAGGTACATGACGAAGTGGAACGTAAAAAGAAAAACAAAAACAAGCAACTTGACGAAGATGCTATTAGAAAGGCAGGATGGTGAATATGTTAGATAAAATGAAAAATATGTTTAACAAAACTAAAGGCAACAACAAAAAAGAACTTACACATCGTGAACTTATGGAGCAAGAAAAGAAAGCGGCAACTAAGGCTAAGAAACCTTGGGTTGCAGTTTTAGATACTCACGTAAATCAAAACGATATTAAGAACGGTTTTTTTGAACTCGATTGGAATAATGAATTCATTGAGCAATTATTAGACGCAGGTTATAAAGGCGAAAGCAACGAACAAATTGTAGACGCATGGTTTAAAGATATTGCTAGAAATGTTTTATCAGAAGGTGGTTATGATCCTAACAGAGGTGCAGGTCATATAAACATCGTTCCAAGAGAGGACGGCAAGAGTGAAGCGTCCTAAATGGAAAGAACTTCTAGCAGGTAAACAACCTAATAGTTTCAGTATTACTAACAACTGTCAAGTATTCACAAGGCAATGTGAATCACAGCCTGCTTGGATAAGTGCAATCAACACAGAAGTATTAGTCAAACGTAATAAATCTCATTTACTAATAAGTGTAGGTGAAAGTTGGACCTATGGTGATAACTTTCAAGGCGTACAAAGTGGACAGGGCAGAGACGATCCTTTTTATAGATTAGATCATTGTTTTAGTGGAATCATGGCTAAAGCATTAAACAGTGATTTACTACTATCAGCAGTACCAGGTAATTGTAATCAACATCATATGCATGATCTAGATAGATTGCTAGAGGAATATCATACTGCATATGAAAAAATTACTGTGGTAATGCAACTTACAAGTCCAGGTAGAGATAATTCAGAACATCATGACTACTATACCAATCTTAAAGGATACGATTTATTATATTCAAAACAAAAAACAATTGATCCAATTCTGTCAATGAAAGATTGGTTTGAACTGTATGACGAAATGATGTTGTCCGAATATGATCGAATACTCAAATCATATACAAATGTAAATGGTATCATTTGGAAAAACTTTAATAATTTTCTGGTTGACTTTAGTAGCGATTCGTTTATAATAGTAGAATGTCCGTGGGTAGAACATACAGCCAAAATGCATGGTATCAATATAAAGTTACCGTGTATGAACGAAGCGGGTTGGTGGGAAGCACACTATAAGACATACGGAAACTTTGAACAAAACACAGATGAGAAAATGGAACAATTGAATAGATTAGAAGAAAGCACAAAATTACTTAATTACAGTAGTTGGAATGGCTTTCATCCTAAAGAAATTTATCATCTTGCTTGGGCATCACACTTATTAGATAAAGGCAAACTATTATGAAATATGCACTTATAGATACTGCAAATACATTTTTTAGAGCAAGGCACGTTGTAAGAGGCGACTTAGATACTAAAGTAGGTATGGCATTCCATATTACACTTAACAGTTTAAAAAAGATCTGGCATGAATTTGATGCTGATCATATTGTATTCTGTTTAGAAGGCCGTAGTTGGCGTAAAGACTTTTATGAGCCATACAAAAGAAATAGGCAAGAATTTAGAGATGCACTTACTCCATCACAACAAGAAGAAGAAAAAGTATTCTGGGAAACGTTTGATGCATTTAAAGAATTTGTAACTACTAAAACTAATTGTACAGTATTACAACATAGTCAATTAGAAGCAGATGATTTAATTGCTGGTTGGATACAACTTCATCCTGAAGATGAACACGTAATTGTATCTACAGACGGAGATTTTGCACAACTAATTTCACCTAAGGTTACACAATATAATGGTGTAAGCAATACTATTATTACACATGAAGGTTACTTTGATGATAAGAAAAGAGAACCTATCATTGATAAAAAGACAGGTAAGGCAAAAGAGGCTCCTAATCCTGAATGGTTACTATTTGAAAAGTGTATGAGAGGCGATACAAGTGATAATGTGTTTAGTGCATATCCTGGTGTAAGAGTAAAAGGTACAAAAAACAAAGTAGGCTTACAAGATGCTTTTGAAGACAAAGAATCCAAAGGTTACAACTGGAACAATCTGATGTTACAACGTTGGGTTGATCATGAAGGTGTAGAACATCGTGTGTTAGATGATTACAATAGAAACGTTACTTTGTGTGACTTAACTGCACAACCTGGTAACATCAGGCACATTATACAAGACGTGATTGAAGAAGCAACTCAATCACCTAAAACTATTAAACAGGTTGGACTAAGACTGATGAAGTTCTGTGCAGTATATGACTTGCAAAGAATTTCCGATAATGCTCAGGCTTATGCTGAACCATTACAAGCGAGGTACCCAGAATGAAATCTTTAAAAGCAAATGAAATTTTAAAAAACAAGTTTTGGATTATTGAAGATAAAAATTCAAATGAAAAATTAGGAACATTATCTAGAGAATCTGATAATCGTTATATGTACAGTTGCGATACAGGAAGTTATTTGTATGATAACAAAGGCCAAGTTGAAAAGAACTTAGGCACAATACTATGGAGTAAAGCAACTATTAGTGATAGTGTGCCTGAAAAGACCATATATGACTTGCCAACAAGTACTACTCCACATAACAGTATGTATGATGTAAAACGTAAGTTTGGATTATTTACAAAGAGTAAAAAGTCTAAAAGTTTATATTGTGCAGGTTATTTTTGTATTCACTTTGAAAAAGGTTGGGTAAAAAGTTTTTGCCCTAAATTAGTTACACTTGAAAAGTATGAATACAGTGGTCCATTTAAAACAGAACTAGAAATGAGACAGGAGTTAAGTCGTGTCAACAAATAAACCACTTAATACTATTCCTTTACAACAGTTCATAGAACGTGTTAAAGGTGCTGAAAATAGCAAATCTAATAGTGTTAATTTAACTATAAGCGAAGCAAAAAACCTTGCATTTACAATAGGCGCAGTAATGTCTAGATTGCATGGTGATCTTGAAAAACTAATCCACGAAAAGAACAATACAGAAGAAGTAATCAACGTTACAGTTGATGGTGGATCTACAGACTGGAAGTAAACTACGCATATAACCCTCTCTTTGAGATAAATAATATTGAAGAGAAATTATATGAGTAGACCTAAACCAAATATATTATTAGAGTACGTTAATAAGAAAACCTATAGAACAGAGCAAGTTCTACAGGCTAGAGCCATATGGGCAGTATTCTATCAAAACAAACCTTTTAATTTAAAGTCAGCAAATATCCTGACTAATTATCCAGGACCTAAATATAAGAAAGTTTCATTTTCTAATCCAGGCCATGCACACAATCTTGCAAAGAAACTTAACGATATGTTCAACACTACTGAATTTGAAGTTGTTGAATTAGTTGAAGGCCAAATAGTCAAAGAAGAATAAAATGAACTGGAAAGAAACCTACACCAAGGTATTCTTAAAGGCGGCAGGCATAGGTATTTCAGATAGTACTCTAGCAGAGTATATGCCCCTTTGGTGGCAAAATACCAGATCCAAAGAAGCAGGTGGACTTAGACTTACCGATGATGGTATGATGTTCTTAATGGAAAAATTAGAACTACAAACATATGAAATTCCATTTCCTCCCGATTTCAAAATTACTACCCAAGTAATAATATTTTTGGACAAGTTTATAGACTGTCCATATTATATCACTAACCAAAGTATCACAGTTACCAGTGAAAAAAAGAGTATGGAACTGCATCTTTTTAGTGGAGATGTCCGTAAATATGGTCTTGCCAAAGCATTAAAACGGGCAGATGATCACGTAAACACTTGATTTTATTAGATATTTTTTTTGGAAAAAAGTTAAAAAAAAGGTTGACCTTTTGATATAACGGTGCTATTATATAAACATACTTAGAAATTAAGTATGGCACTGAGATAACATAGAAGGAGTACAACATGGAAAACATCGCAGTAAGACAAGTTGGTCCAAACAATGCTAAAAAGGCAATCGTTAGGGCATTCAAAAAGAAACGTCCACTTTTTATTTGGGGACCTCCAGGTATTGGTAAGTCGGACATTATTCAACAAATTAAAGACGAAATGGAAAAATGTCATTTGATTGATATTCGTTTGTCGTTATGGGAACCTACAGATATTAAAGGTATGCCATATTATGCGGCGAATGATAATATAATGAAATGGGCACCTCCGGCAGAATTGCCAGATGCCAAGATGGCTAAGAAATATAAGACCATCATTCTTTTCCTAGATGAAATGAATTCGGCGGCGCCGGCAGTACAGGCGGCCGCTTATCAATTAATCCTAAACAGAAGGGTTGGTACATATACGTTACCTGATAATGTTTTGATTGTTGCCGCTGGTAACAGAGAAGCAGATAAAGGTGTAACATATAGAATGCCTGCTCCGTTGGCTAACAGATTTGTACACTTAGAAATGAAAGTGGACTTTGATGATTGGTTCCAGTGGGCAGTAACTAATGACATTCACCCTGATGTTGCAGGTTATTTGCAATTTGCTAAGAAGGACTTGTATGATTTTGATCCTAAGTCACCAAGTCGTTCATTTGCAACACCTCGTTCTTGGTCATTTGTTTCCGAGTTACTCGAAGACGATGATGACGAGAATACCACTACAGATCTTGTAAGTGGTGCAGTCGGCGAAGGACTTGCCGTTAAGTTTATGGCTCACCGTAAGGTTGCTAGTAAACTGCCTAACCCAACAGAAGTTCTGAAGGGTAAGGTTAAAACACTAGATACCAAAGAAATCAGTGCCATGTATTCCTTGACGGTATCCTTGTGTTATGAACTAAAAGAAGCAAACGACAAAGGAGATAAAGACTTCCATAAGAAAGTCAATAACTTCTTAACGTTTTCGATGGATAACTTTGATACTGAATTGGTCGTTATGGGTATTAAACTTGCCCTTACACAATATCAATTACCTATCGATCCAGACGAAGTTGAATGTTTTGATAAGTTCCATGAAGAGTACGGCAAGTACATTAAAGCCGCACAGGCTTCTTAGAAGCATTTTGGGTGGGAGATTTTGGTTTCCCACCCAATTTTATTGGTTGACATATGATATTAAATATAGTATTATATAAACATAATAAGGCACAAGGAGTAATGGCACAATGACAGTAGCAACGGCAGAAAAAGTAGAAGTACCCGAAATTGAAGTAACTAAAGAACTTCGTGAAGAAACTTTAGATAAAATTATTGTAGCACGAGTTGGTTTGCTACTTAGACATCCTTTCTTTGGTAATATGGCAACAAGGCTTATTTTAAAAGAAGCCACTGATTGGTGTCCTACGGCCGCTACTGACGGTAAGCATTTATTTTATAGTGTTCCTTTCTTTGCTAAAATGTCTAACAAAGAAGTTGAATTTGTTATTGCACATGAAATTCTTCATTGTGTATATGATCATATGACACGTAGAGAAGATAGAGATCCACAGATACATAACATTGCCGCAGACTATATTGTAAACAATACTCTTGTTAGAGATGGTATTGGTGAAAAGCCTAGAGACATTCCAATTTTCCAAGACTTTAAATATGATGGTTGGACATCTGAGGCAGTATATGATGACATTTATAAAAAGTATGATGAAGAAGAATTAAAGCAATTAGGTAAATTGCTTGACGAACACATTGACTGGGATAAAGATTCTAAAGATAACCAATCTAAAAATGGTGCTAAAGGTAAGAAAGGTAATAAGCCTTCTTATAGCAAAGAAGAATTAAGTAAAATCCGTGATCAAATTAAAGAGAATATGATTAGTGCGGCACAGGCGGCAGGTGCTGGTAATGTTCCTAAAGAAGTAGAACGTATGATTAAGGAACTTACTGAGCCTAAAATGACTTGGAGAGAATTACTTAGAACACAGATTCAATCTACTATTAAAAACGACTTTACATTCCAACGTCCTTCACGTAAGGCTTGGCATACTGGAGTTATTATGCCTGGTATGAAAAATGATGAAACTATTGACATTTGTATTGCTTTAGATATGTCAGGTTCTATTGGTGACTCACAAGCAAAAGATTTCTTAAGTGAGATACAAGGCATTATGCAAGAATACAAAGACTACAATATCAAGGTATGGTGTTTTGATACTAAAGTTTATAACGAACAAGACTTTAGTGCAGACAACGGTATGGAATTAGAAGACTACCAGATTATGGGTGGTGGCGGAACCGACTTTATGGCAAACTGGGATTATATGAAAGAACAAGGTATTGTACCTAAACGTTTCATTATGTTCACTGATGGTATGCCATGGGATAGTTGGGGTGATGAAAACTACTGTGATACAGTATTTGTTATTCATTCACATTACGATAAAAATACAACTGCACCATTTGGTGTAACTGCTCACTACGAAGAGGCATGATGACATTACAAAAGACAGGTGAACCAAATCCCTTAGAATATTTTGGTGTAAGGGAAGTACATACATACCCAAAACATTTTGATACTATTGCTATTGAGATGACATATAATCTTGAAGATAGTCTTAGAAAATGGATTAAACAAAATCTTAAAGGCAGATACTATATAGGCAAAAGTTTAGAACTAGATAACCAAAGTAACTATACAAGCCAACTAAAAGTTGGTTTTGAGAATCCAAAAGAACTATCTTATTTCATGTTGGCTTGTCCACATTTGAAGTATAGATAATTATTATTAGTAAATATTAAAGTACGTATATAACTAATACGTATATTTTGATCAAAATAGGAGAGACATAAATGTCAGAAGAAAATAAAAAACCTGAAGTAGCACAACCAGCCGCTCCGGCAGGGGGACCTAGTGTGCCACCAACAGGACCAGGAACACAGGTTGGAGCAGAACTAACTGTTCAAGACCTTAGTGTTATCAAAACAATTATCGAAGTTGCAAGTCAACGTGGTGCTTTCAAAGCCACTGAACTTGAAGCAGTAGGTAAAACTTTCAACAAGTTAGATTCATTTCTAACTACTGTTGCAAATCAACAAGTGAATGCACAGAAAGATGCACCAGCAACACCGGCGGCGGCACCAAGTCCAGCGGCACCAGGAGATGTTGCGGCGGCAATGACTGGCACTCCAGGAGGAGTATAATATGGCCCTAAAACACGTAGGAAGATTTAAAACAAACGGACGTAAAGTTGCGGTTGTTTTTAGAACACTACCTGATGATCCGGAAAGTGCTTTAGTAGTACAAACGGAAAATTTAGGTGATAGCGAACATGACATTCTAATGAGAATGTTAGAAAGCAACACAGGTCAATCAGCAGAAGAACTTGCTGATGCGATGCAAAGAACTACACTAGATGATGGTTCTATTATGTTAGCAAACTTCCATGTTAACGGTAAGTTAACTAAAGTTTCTACTAAAGACATTGAAATGACACCAACTACTAGCGATACAATTGGTTTAGATGAACTAAACAAAACTATTGCAGAGCAAAAAGGTGTTAGCATTAGTGATCTAGCAGTAGGAGGTTCATCTGTAGAAGAGATTGCTTCTGCACAAACTATTGAATCACCAACTGCGTCAGCAGAAGCACAGGCGGCTGATGTGGCATCAAGTGAACAACCTTTATCAGATGATGATCTTGCTAAAAACATGAGAGCAGATGCTGATAGAATGTTCAAAGAAGCAGAGCGTCTTAGAAAAGAAGCGGATAAATTAAGTCCATCTAAGAAGAAGGCTTCTTCCAGTGCCAAGGCGTAAGACATTTTCGCCAGACATAGTAGCAAAGTGGCCTGAAGTATTTAAGGATATAGACATTAAGGCTATACCTTTACAATACTTAGATAGTGTATCAGTAAAGTTTGCGAATGGAAAAGTGTGGGATATACGGCTCAATGAGCAGGGTAAAGCAGACCCACACAAACAAGTAGAAAAGTCTCTAAACGAGATGTTTCATACCTATAAATCCAGCATCAAAAACGTTGATTTTAAAGTAGATACTGATAGATTAAAAACAGATATACAAAAACGTACAAAACAGTTCATGAAGAAGAGAAAGTGATTTTGTGTTTTTGGCATAAATAGTATTATAAAGACTAGGAGTGCAATAAATGGCTTTAAGATTAAGAAGAGGAACAGATGCCCAAAGGCAACTAGTTACACCATTAGACGGTGAACTAGTATATACTACAGACACCAAAAAACTATACGTAGGTGACGGCACAACTGCGGGCGGTAATGCAGTAGATACTGCTGGCACTAACTTAGGTTCCAACTTAGATTTAAGCGGTTTTAACATTACAGGAACAGGTAACGTACAAGTAGATGGTAATATAACTGCTACTGGTAACTTAACTGTTGACGGTAATTTTACACTAGGTGGTAACATTACTGTAGGTGACGCAAGTACAGATACTATTAACTTTGCGGCTAAAATTGAATCTAGTCTTATTCCAGATGTAAGCGGTGCAAGAAATGTTGGATCTCCTAGCAACAAATTTGGTACAGTTTATGCTGACTTCTTAAGTGTTTCAGATAGTATTGAAGCAACTTCATTAAATGCAAATATCATTGGTAATGACAGTACAGTATTATTAAATGTAGCAACAGGGGAAGTAAACGTTTCAGGTACATTAAAAGGAAATGTAACTGCTTCAGATAACACTTCTTTCTTTAATGCTACATCAAAGGCTGTAAATGCAGGTGCGGCAACATTCACAGGTGCAGTAAGTGCCGCAAGTGTTACAAGTACATTTAACGGTGATTTAAGTGGATCTGTTTATGCAGATGATTCTACTACAATCGTTGACGGTGTTGCTGGAACAGTAAAACTTCACAATGGTGAAATTACTATTAGTAGCACAGGTGTATTAACTGCACAAAATAGTGTTTTCCAAATTAGTAGTCCAAATGAAGTTACAAACACAGAATTAAGAATTTATCATGGCACAGGTGGAAACTTTGGTGCACAAAAATTCTTTTCACTAGCAGGTTCAGATTCACTAGATCCAGGTGGAATTGCATTTAGAGGTTACAAAGGTGGCTTTGAAGGTTCTGGCAATGAAACAAAATTAGCGGCTGGTGATTATGTTGGACAAATTACATCACAGGCATTTGATCCAGACTTTGGTGGTGGAACATCAATCCTGTCATCACAGATTGCTTTTAGACTTGACCCAGATGAAACAATAGCAGATGATACTGCAAAAGGTCAAATTGAATTTATTAACAACTCAGGAACAGGCACAAACTTAACTGTTGTTACAATGGTTTTTGATGCAAGTGGTAGACTGGGTGTAAACAAAACTAATCCAACTTCAAACTTAGACGTTACAGGTACTGCGGCAGTTTCAAGCACAATGCAATTAGGTGCTATGTCTACTGCAACAAGAGATGCATTAGTAGGTACTGCTAACGGTATGGTAATCTACAATACAACTACAAACAAGTTCCAAGGCTATGCTGATAGTTCTTGGGTTGACTTACACTAAATTATAAGGATTTTTTATAAAGCGAATGCTTAAGGCTAATCGTGTCTTATCAGTATTGTTTATAACTTTGTGTGGTTGATTAATATCAAACAATACAGGTTTGTTTAAAGTGAACCTAGCAACTTCTTCAAACGTACTATCAGGACTAAAAACTTTATAACTTTTACCCCCACCTGCTACGGTTTCATCTTCAATAATAATTTCTTTACCTGTTAGATGCTTATACATTTCTGTATGTGTATCTTCACAGTTTTGTACAGGAAAGTTTAATCCATAGTTTTGATCAACTGGTCTGTAATCAGTATGTGGTGCCTTGGTGGCAGGCTGTTCGTTATGTGCATGAACTTTGATACCTACTAACCAACCTACTTCACAGTCATTGCTTTTACACCATTCTAAGAACAAAGGACATTCTGCTTTAAACTTATCTACATCTAACTTAACTACTGGATCGTCAGACTTTTGTATGTTCTTTAATCCCCATTCTTTCATCTCTTCTGAGATGCTATTATCTATATCAATGTGCTTATAATAAAACATGATCTTCCCACGGGTGTTTATCTAAATGTGCTAGAAACTCTTTTGGATTAAGTTTCCATACAGTTTGTCTTACACCTCTATAATCTATTTCTTTAATCTTTGTAAACAATCCTTGTTTAGACATTATAGGTAACCATACTCTATGTACAGTTCTTTGTTTACCGCCTTCTAAATCATTTGTGGTACAATACATATTAGTATCCATACCGCACCATTCGATCATCTTAGGAACATAAAAACGTGAACTAACATCTTCGCAACGTTTAAGTCTTGCCATTGAACCTGCATTGTGCATCATACCACCAACTGCACAGGTTCTTGTTAGTATGCGATAACTGTTTTCTCCCATCTCTGGAAACGTATGTACTGCGGTTGCACCCATTGGCTTGCCGTCTCTAAATAATATAAACACCTGACTTTTTTCTTCGTTATTAAAAGCGTCAATCATAATCTTTTGATTTGAATTGTTTACATAACCATTAGCGGCCGCTTCTTTGTAAAACTCTGTTAAGTCAATGTCTGGTGTATATTCTACAAGTTTATAATATGTTTTCATAATTAAATGCTAGTCTATGAAGTATCCTTTGATCCATCTTATCAAATTCCCAACGTTTATGTATGCTTAACCATTGCTCACTTAAAACAATATCACCATCTTCCCAATGATGATCATATATAAACTGTGGTTGTGTTACGTGTTCTATTAATCTTTGCATTAGATCTTTAAACTGTTCTTCTGTTTTATCTACCATGCCAAGTATTTGTAAAAATGGAAAATATAAGCCTGTGTGTCCAGCATCATTTGTATGCACTAAATTAAAAGGTTTATCTGTTGCATGATGTTCTACAAAAAACTTACTAGGACTATATGATCCACTTTTATAACCTAAAGTTATTTTTACATCTTTTATTTCTTCTTTTATTTCATCACTTAATGCTTCATAACTTGCTATGTTGTTAAGCCAACTAGTTTTACTACCAGCAGTACCTTCTACACCATATAACCATATTAAAGGATCACGTTCATAATTACTTGCTTGGTTGGCGTGCCAATCTAATGCAGATGTGTGTCCAAATAGTCCTTCTTCACCTTTATCATTCTTTTGTCCTGTAACACGAAGTATATGATTACCTACTGCAAGATGTTCTGTGCGTTGTCCTTCTTTAGGTTGTGTTGGATCAATTATGTATTGGCATTTACCTATCTTAGAACAAAATGCTACTTCATCTTCTGGAGTAAGTGATTGTTTTTTAAATACTACAACCATATTACTGATAGCAAGTTTTCCTATTTCTATCGCCTGCTCTTCAGTAGCATTTCTAATATCTAAATCGTCTATTTGAATTGCCCAATCATTTAAGTAATTAATTTTCATTTAAGTAACCTTCTAAATCTTCTGGAGTACCAATACCTTGCATAGATTGTACATCAAAAGCACAAACATTGGCTCCTTCTTTTATTGTATAATTGTAAACAGGACAAGTATAAAATTCTCCGTTGACTCTGTCATTTGCTTCAATCATTTGATCTATATTTCTAAACATTTGTTCTGCGTTACGCCAATAATAATATCCAACTGTTGCTCTGTCTGATATTGCTTTCTTTTCTGCAACCTCTACAACTTTGTCTGCAACAGTTTTTGCAAAACTCCATTTAGGATTACGTTCAGCATCTGTGAAAGTTGCAATTAAACCGTCAACGCCATTTTTTATAATTGTGTTTACTTTATTACTATCCCATTGTACACTTTGATCACAATTAGCAACAAACACACTATCGTTATTAGCAAATAAATGTTTTGCTTTATATAATGTACAGGCAGTACCTTCTGTTAATTCGTCTAATTCAATTACAGTTGAATTTGTATATAATTCTTTTATTGTGTTTGCAATATCGTGTTCTTTGCGGACAATAAAAATACGTTCATCAAAATCTATACCTATTTGTTTTTCCGTGTATTGAAACATCGGCAAACCTTTTACAGGTACTAAAGGCTTTGGAACATTATAACCTTTTTCTTTAAATCTATTTCCTTCGCCTGCCATAGGCATTATTAACTTAATACTCATTTAATAACCTCTTAAGGTGCTTTAAATTAATTACCTTTTCTACTATGGCATTTGTATCATATGCGGCTTTAATACCTAGTTCAGAATCTTCAAATATAACTGTTTGCATTGGTGTAACCTCGTGTTGATACATAGCAGAAAAATATATATCTACTTGTGGTTTAGGTGGATGTTCTGATGCAGTATTAACAGGATCAAACATATCTAACTTTTGTATTTTAAGACCTGTATCTACAAACTGTCTAGTGGCATTAGAACAAACTGCTAATTTATATTTTTTACTTAAACTTGTTAAGATGTCTTTTAGTTCTTGATCAAATTTAATATATTCACTTATATTTTCCATAGTAAGTTTTTGTTTAGTTTGCATTAATACTTCTTCATCAAATACATAACCTTTGTTTTTAAGATATTCAATTTTTTTAAAAGTTGGCAATCCTTCAACTTCTTTATCTTCATATTCAATCTTAGGATTGACAGTCAAGCAGGCTTCACGAAATGCTTTCTGATGTAGTGGTTTACAATCTGCTAATGTACCGTCGTAGTCTAAAATTAATAATTGGGTAGTTTCCATTTTATTTTATCGCCTTCAAATACATCTGCTCCATCGGCTCCTGTTAAAATAGCCTGCCATATATGTGTATTTCTTATTTTGTCTATGTTTGATGCTAACCATACATTGTCATCTAATTTTTTTATTGCTGATAGTGGATCATCTGCAAACTCTAATAAGTTTTTAAACATATCAGTAGGCCCTGCATAGTACCAATCTTCTGCTCTAAATAATCCCCTATCTTCTTCAAATACTGTTTCAGGACATACTATTTTATTTTTATTAAATGTTGGCAAAGTACCTTCACCTATTATATCTGATCTTGTTAGCCAAACATAGTCATAGGCACCATTTAGTGTTGCACTTTTATAGGCTTTGGCTCTGCTGATATATTGACCAAATGGAAAATCATCTTGTGTGTAATCTTCGTTGTATTCTTCTGTAACAACTTCTTTAGGATTGTAAACACTATATTCATTAACAATATTTTTTATGTTTGCTTTTTCAACAGTTGATCCTGGAGGGTAGTATCCTTCTGTACGTGCAAATCTATAAAAAGCATTATCATCTGTCCATTTAAATTTTTGTGTCCAACTATGTACATATACGTCAACTTCGTATTGTGTACAAAGTTCTTTATAAATTTTGTTTTGATCAAATGATTCTTGAATTAATCTTGGTTCGCCACCAATTAGATATGCTAGTTTTTTCATTGCTTGTACCTTACATGGGTAAAATTTCCATTTACACTATCATTTAAATCAATACCACAATAGTCGTGTCCATATACAATTAAATCATTTGGAACCTGTGCTTTAAATTTAAGAAATAGTGTTTCTAAATCTTCAGGTTGTATATTCCAATGCAACATTTCGCTTGACCAAATGTTAGTGGTCCATAACACTCTAGTTCCGTGATATTTGTTAACTTGTTCAAACAATTTGTCACTATCATTAACTATATCTATAACATGAAATTCATGTTTTAATTTTCTGTATCTGTCCCACAAACTTTGAAACCTTAGACTTCCTCCAAACTCTTTTAGTTCTTGTTCCCAGAATTTTTTATAGTTTCCTCTAAAAGTTGAACTGAAGTTATATTTTAAATCATTTTCCGTTAGCCATACGTCTAAGTCGTATCCATCCCAAGTTTCTAATAAATGTTTTTTATAATTTAAACTTGCTTCACACCAATCGAAATAATGTACAGTCGTACCTTCATGAAATCCGTTAGCATTTAATATTGCTAAAGGTTTGAATCCTGCGGCCGCACTAAACAAGTGATCAATCATCTTACCGCCTGTGCGTACTCCTTCTCCAGAAAGTGTTTCTGTGTTAAAAGCATATACCCTATTTTTTTCTATTTCTTCTTGGTATCCTAACTTACGTAACCATACCTTTTGATTATATTCTAAACTATCAACTATTTCAGTATTATTTTTATCATGCCATACTTTTTCTAATTTATTACTATTGATGTAAGGATACAAAAATACTTTACATTCTCTCATGTCATTGTCTAAATTATCAATTTGAATATTGTGCTTACAAGCAATATCAATCCAGTTACTGCCATCAGATGTAATGTCAGGTTCTATTATTCCAGGAGCACCTTTTACCCAGGCTGGTGTATACTCTGAATTAATTGTATCTTTAGAAAATTCTATATTGTGATATTTAGGTTTTCTGTCAAAGAATATACCAAGTTCGTCAAAGTCTGGTTGCCCTAGTTCAACCCATTTGTTTAGATTTACAAACAAATATTGTCTATGTAGTCCTGGGTAAGCACCACTAGTTATATAGTGATGTTGTTTTTTCTTATCCATGATATGTCCAACTACAAAAAACTGCGGATTCTTTTCAGCATACTCTAAACTTTTCTGCACTAAACTTGGTCCTCTAAATAACAAAAGACCTTGACAAGCAACCATGCAATATTTTTTACCTTCTATTACAGCAAGTTCTAATATTTCTTTTACAGTTTTATGATGTCCAACATACGAACATAAGTTCATTTTCAACATTCTATTGATATAAAAATATGTCATATCAAAAGTACGTTTAGCAACAAAGTCGCTGTCTATATCTCTACCAATATCAAGTATGCCGATTGCTAGATCATTGTTACCATCAAGATCTTCATAGTAACGATCTACGGTAAGACTATTCCAATCCTTCATAAATTTTATCCCTGTTTGTGTAATAACTTTTCCTTAACACATAGAAAAAATCTCTTGTACGTCTACCTAATTCAAAATGTATTATCATATGTATTCTTGGTTTGTCACTACGGTTCCAAACACTATGTACATTTGAAATGTCCATTAAGAAAGCACTACCTTCATCTGTAAAAGGAACTTTGCCATGATCCTTCATTACAAAATCACAACCTTCAGGATTATTAAGACTGATATTACAAACACTTAATCTTTTTTCTTCGTCTGCTCTATCTTGGTGTGGTAAAATGTATCCGCCTGGCTCTAATAACATAAACCTTACACGGTTCAAGTACTCTGCTGGCCATACATCAGTTAAAAAATTTTTAGTTACTGGGCATTGTTCTGCTACCCACGTCCAGTCTAACTGCTTTACAGTTTCTTCTCTGTTATCACCATAGGTGCCTAAACTTTGTGTATCTTCATTAAGACCATGTAAGGTAAGGCTTCTCCACCCATGGCCATAATCGTCTCTGTGGACATGAAATTTATCTATTAAAGTTTCTGCTTCTTTGTGCATTTCTTTGAAAGGTTGGTTATCTAAAGCACTTAGATGAAAGTAAGGCCATTGTGATTCTTCAAGTAACCATTGTGTATCAAATAAATCTGGGTATTGTTTTTGGATTACTTGTGAATGTTGGTTATGAAACTGTTCTAATTCTTGCATATTCATATTTATCCGCCATACTCATTATATACGTACATAAAGAACGTTAAATACTAGTATGGCTTTCCTTGACAAAATAAATGTGATTGTAGTAGACTTTACTGCTCATTGTAATGCTATGTGCGGTAACTGTTCTCGTAATATAGACGGTGTTTCTGTGAACCCTCATATGCCATTAAGTCATATGGATTTAGAAACTTGGAAAAAGATTATTGATAGTGCTGAAGGTATTGAAGAAATTATTTTTAATGGCGCATATGGTGATCCATTAATGAATCCTAATTTAATTCCTGCATTAAAATATGCAAAAAAATTAAAATGTAAAATTATGATACACACTAACGGGGGAATTGGTAAGCCTAATATGTATAGAATGATAGCACAAGAACTTAAAAACTTCTCTCAAGGTGTAATTACTTTTAGTATTGATGGATTAGAAGATACTAACCATCTTTATAGAAGAAATGTAATTTGGAAAAGAATAATAGACAATGCTTCTGCTTTTATAGACGCAGGAGGTTTAGCAAGATGGCGTATGCTTGTATTTGATCATAATAAACACCAAATAGAGGAATGCCAACAACTTGCACACGATATGGGGTTTGTTGCATTTGATGTAAACGGTGGTTACACGTTTACCGCTATGGATAGTATTGTATCAGAAGCAGTTGAAAAATTCAAAGCAACTAAAAAAGAAAAAGCACGAACTGTTAAATACGATAAAAAACATTTAGACAATGTACAACGTTTAGAAAAAGTGTTAGAAGTAGGTCTTGACAAAGGTTGTATAAATTGTAAATGGCAACGTAAACAAAAAATACAAATAAGTCATACAGGTGAAGTTTTTCCATGCTGTTATTTGTTAAGCGATCGCTATTCTAAAAATCCAGATAGTCCTTATGCTAAAGAATGTAATAGTATTGAGTGGCCAAACGTAAATGATATGAGTTTACAACAAATAGTTAAAAGTGATATTCTAACACAACCTAAAGATAATAGATTTAAAATTTGTGAGGTAACTTGCGGTGAAGTGTAAGTACTTAGAACATCAAGTTTGTATTCGTCCAGACGGAGAGTTCCGTTTATGTTGCATAAGTTTGGAACCACATAATAAAGAAAATATTACAAACACAACTATTGAAGAATGGAATAAAAGCGAAACAATAACAAAAGCAAAAGAACAACTTGCTAATGGAGAATTTCCTAGTGCCTGTGCTAAATGCAAATATTTAGAAAGTAAAGGACAGGACAGTATGCGTAATAGGCCAAGAGAATATGGTCCTGGCATCAGTCATTTAGATTTACGCTTCAGTAATCAATGTAATTTACGATGTACTATGTGTTTTCCTGGTAGTAGCAGTGGTTTGTATCAAGAACACTTTGAATTATTAGATAAAGGTTTAGAATCACCGTGGGTAGTATCCAAAGATACAAACTATAATTGGTTTACTAATGACCGTGCTGATCAACTTGCTAGTAATCCCGACCTTAGAGAAGTATATCTTACAGGTGGTGAACCTATGATGGTTAAAGGATTAGATTATTTTATTAGTAAACTAGATCCTAGTGTAGAATTACGTTTTAATACCAACGGAACTTTGTTTAATCCTAAAATCTATGAACAATTTAAACGTTTTGAGAATATTAATTTATGTGTTAGTGTTGACGGTGTTGGTAAAGTAAATGATTACATAAGGTGGGGCAGTGATTTTACAAAAATTGAGGAAAACATTAAACGTTGGCAAGACGTTGCTGATGTAAATGTAGGTCCTACTATACAAATAATGAATATATTGTATGCTGACGAATATATTGAATGGGCAGATAAAAACAATTTACAAATATGGGATAACTTGCTGATAAACCCACCTTGTTTAAATATCAAAAATGCTCCTGATAGTATAAAAAATAAAATTACAATCCCAGACTATTTGTATGCAGTAAAAGATAAAGCAGATATCAAACAATTTGGCGAATTTAAAAAGTGGATTACAATTTTTGATAAAAATAGAAATGTTTCTATAAAGGACTACTTACCAGAAGTAGCAGAATGTTATGGAATGTAAATATTTAAACAATCAGGTTTGTGTAAGTTCAACAGGACAATACCGTTTATGCTGTGTAAGTGACGAACCTACTAATAAAGAAACTGTTTATTCATATACTCCAAGAGAATGGCATGACAGTACTGTACCAACTCTAGCACGTAAGCAGATGAGCGACGGTGTTTGGCCCGATGCTTGTACTAGATGTAAACTTTTAGAAGAAAAAGGTTTAGACAGTATGCGTACACTGGCAAAAGACTTTGGACCGCACGGTATAACACACTTAGATATCCGGTTTGGCAACACTTGTAACTTGAAATGTGTTAGTTGCTACCATATGAGTAGTCACAGTCTAGCAGAAGAAGCCATTGCTATGCAAAAAGCAGGTATTACACCTTTACATGGAATATTAGAAGTGCCACATTTTAACTGGGCAAGTGATGAAACTTTTGCCCAATTTGATAATTTGCCTCTTAAAGAAGTTTACCTTACAGGTGGTGAACCTATGATGGTTAAAAATTTAGACAAATTTCTAGAAAGACTAGACACTAGTATGACTATAAGGTTTAACACCAATTGCACAATTTGGAATCCGAAGATAGAAAAGTTACTAAGAAGGTTTGATAAAGTAATAATGTCACTTTCTTTAGATGCCGCCAGTGAAAAAATAAATTATATTAGATATCCTGCTGATTGGGATACCGTTAAAAAGAATGCATACAAATATGCAGACTTTTGTAGAACAGATATAGTACCAACAATAAGTATTCTAAATGCTTGTTACTATGATGAAATAAAAGATTTTGCAAAAACACTTGATGTAAAGATTTATGAAAACTTACTTTGGCATCCTCATTGGTTGCACGTTAAAAATGCACCTTTATCTTTGAAAGAAAAATTTCAAGGAGTTGATGAATGGAAAGAAGGCGAAGAAAATTTAGAAACTATAATGCATTTTAAAAATCAAATACAAAAATTAGATGCATGGCGTAAAATTAATATAAAGGATTACTTACCAGAAGTAGCAGAAGCATATGGAATTAGTTAAAGAAAATAAAGAAAAAGGCCGTGCAGTATATAAACTTGCTGACCGTTATAGAAAAGTATGGTATGATATTGATACCAAAGCACTACAAGAGCATTTAAAAATTTTAGATACAGTAATGCCTGGTTGGGTAATTGATTACGGGTTTGAAGAAGATTATATGTGGATAGAATACCATATAGTGCCAGGAATACCTGCAAATACTTTTGAGCATACACCAGAGTTTGTAAAAAGAATTTATGAATTTTGTATTGATAGTGTAAAACAAACAAGACCTTATGTACACTATGATTGGGTTTTGAGTAATATAATGATAGATGGTGATAACATATATTTGGTGGATTGGGATAATGTTGGCTTGTATAAAGAAAAAGAAATAATGGACAAAATGTATAGTGATTTAAGGTCCGCTTTTGGAGAGAAATTTGATGAAATGCTTCGCACCATGGCATAGTATTTTGGTACGTTTTAACGGCGATATAGTACCGGACGGAGTGTACTTAAAACGTTACGGAAACGTGCTAGAAACACCTTTAAATGACCTTTTAAACAGCAATACAGCGTCATACACACGTGATTCTATTCGTAGTGGAGTGTTACCGCCCGAGTGCGAACAATGTGCTTTAAAAGAAGCCTCTGTGGGTCACAGCAGACGTAAGTTTTTTGAAGACATATTGAATCCGATGCTTATAGGCAAGGATTATGACTACTCCAAAAACTTCACAGATATCTACTTTTTGGAGTTTAACATGAGCAATATATGTAACCTAAAATGTCGTATGTGCGATGGTATCAATTCTAGTGCTTGGGTCAAGGACGATCTTAAACTTGCCAAAAATGGTAATCCTTATTTTAGAAGAATTAATGATCCAGAGTTTGGATACACTAATAAGAGTGAACAGATTATTGAAAAACTATTTGAAGATCCTACACCATTTATGAATCTTCGTTACCTAAGTATAAAAGGCGGTGAACCTTACATGGAACCTGCAAATAAAATCATACTTAAAAAATTTATTGACTTAGGTATTGCAAAAAATGTTACCCTTGACTGGACTACTAATGGTACTATTGTAGATGAAGAAGTCCATGAACTTGCAAAGCAATATGGACATACAAAATGGACTGTAAGTTTAGAAGGCACAGACGGTTTGTATGAATATATCAGAGGAGGTAAAAACTTTACTTTTGATCAACTTAATGAAAATTTAAAACATTACGATTTTGATAGAGTTATTATTGCTGTTACTGTAATGGCATATAATATTTCACACTTAGGTAAAATACAAAGTTGGTATGATAAAGTTAAACTGGATCATTGGAGCATATATTTTAATAATGTTGTGGCCAAACCGCCGTACTTAAATCCAAGAATATTGCCTAATGAAATATTACAAAGTATAGATTATAAGTTACCTAACATAAATTATACGCAAGACAAGTTTTTAGGCAAACATATTGATCTGTTTATAAACTATACTAAAGATTTAGATAATATTAGAAATACTAATGTTATAGATTACTGCCCTGAACTTAAACAGTTGTTTGTATAGGATCAAGAGCAATATAATGAAAGTTCATATCACGTGGACTATCAATTACCCACTTAACTAATTTGCCTGCTTCTTCTAAACTAATTTTATTTTTATTATCACGTTGTTCTTGTGTTTTTGATTTCAACTGACCAAACGCAATATTGCTTACTCTAATAGGTGTATTCCCCCAACAAGCAATTTGAGATTTTTGTTTGCTTATGTAATCTAACTGTTTTTTATTTTTTAGATAATCTTCAGGTCCGTTATTCCAATATGCACTAGTACTGCTAATATTTACAATGTGGCCTTCTTCAAACTTATCATAAACAGCATTAAACAATTCAACTTGTTCGCCATTAGGTCCGTATTGACTGTTTACAAACACGTCAAAGTCTTTTGCATAGTTGGCAACCTTTTCAAAATCTCCTAGGTCCCAATCATTCCAACGACCAATAAATTCTACAAAATTATGATTATATGCTTCATATATACCTTTGCACAAACCCTTATAGTTTGGATTGCCAGTTACAAGTATTCTCATTTTTCTTTCCTTATGTATATGTCGCTTAAACAACTACATACACTCTTACCGCACACAATTTCTTTTGTAGGTAATTTGTACCTTTCTAGATTGCCTAATGCACCACCATATTGACAATCTGCTCTGTATAAGTTACCCCACATATCTATATTTACACCATCTATACCTGCCCAACATTTCCAACCCATAAAATAGTTTTCACGTTGTAATATTAAATCATGACCTTCATACTCTTTGCCGTCAAGTAACATTGTACCTCTGTGTAAATTATCAAAATTTAATTCTCGTTCCCATTTCCAATTAGCGATTATTTCTTTTTGTTCATCAGTATAATCTAAAGGTTTGTTTGTAGTAAAATCTCCACTTGTTTTGTCTACAATTACTTTTGGTTCAACTGTAATATTAGAACTTCCATTATACAAATGTTCTGCTACTTTACATAAGTTGTCGAATTTTTCTGGTACAAGCATTAAGTTAACTACAATAGGACATTTACTGTTATTAGCAATATCAATAAAGTGATCAATAACAGCATACGCAGGATGATATGTAATTAAAATACCATCTGTATAATTACTAATCTCTTTAAAATAATCTACACTTTGACTTCCGTTAGTAACAAAACTAAAATAATGTCCTTGCTGTTTTACAAGTTTAGCAAGATCTAAAAAGTGTTTCCAGTACGTAGGTTCTCCACCACTAACCCTATAACACATAGTTTTGTCTACTTTTAAATTTTCAACAAAGTTTTTTACAGTTTCCCATTTAGGTTGTCCTGTGCTTCCGTTGTGCAAAATATCTGGGCAATACTGACAGCGATAGTTACACTTGTTAGATAAAGTCCAACTAACAAGAAACCAATCCTTTTTTGTAATGTCCTTGTATTCTAGTTTCACAGTTTACCAAATCCCCATTCTCTTTCTTGGCACCACCAACACTTACCACAATGCTTGTCGCCTACGTCTCCATACATTTTGTCTCTTGAATAATATTCACAACTGTAAGTTAAAGGAAACAAACTTTCCATTAAGTCGTGCTCTTTGTATAATTTTCCTAAACCTTGCTTATCTATTAAGGACCAAGGTGTATATATCCAAGGGTATCCTTCATCAGTTGCATCATACAAACTATCCTCTGGATTAGGAGCATCTCTATTAGGATCTTTTGTGCAACCGTATTCATCTGTAAATGTATCTAAAACTTCCTTAGGAGGATTTTTAGTTACACCTGTCATTAGAACATTAATGTTAACACCCACTTGTTTTACCATATCTGCTAATACTTCTGGACCATCTGGTTTGTCACCTTTCATATGTATAATATGCAACTGTACATTATGATTTCCTGTAAGTTCTACACACTTGTTTACTACTTTTGTAACTGCTACTGTATTTTTTAAATCTAAAGGATTGTTAGCAAGATCAAATACGTGTATAGGATCTTTTCCTGTATAATTTTTAAGGACAAAATATAACATTAAAGAACTGTCAGCACCGCCACTGCATAGCAATCCTAATGGTCCTTTGTATAAATTAAAGTTTATTCCTTCAGATAAAGTTACAGTTTTTAATACTTCCATTTTTTAAATCCTCCATCAATAGTCATTGATGTTATATCATTATTTTCTATAATGTACATAATTTTATCTGCAACAACTTTTGGATCTAGTTTATCTTCAACAAAATTTTCTGACAGTGGAGTGTCCATCCAACCTATTTTGACATTTACTACTCTACAGTTTTTTTCTATGTGTTGCAATCTCATACAAGCCTCGTCTAATGCTTTCTTATGTATAGGATAGAATCCCATTTGATAATTTATATGCTTTATTTCTGAAGCAGTACTGCTGATATTAATAATTGTTTTATCTTCTTTAATCCATTTTAAAAAAACTTTTTCTAGCATATTAACTTGATGAAATCCGTCATACGCATTATTGATAAAAACGTCACAACTTAATAATGCTTCAATCCAAGGATCAGGATTTTTAATATCATGATGACTACCTATATCAAATCCTATACTGTCTGGTATACGACTGTAGAGTTCTTTACCTAATCCTGATAGATGTCCTGTTATTCCTACTTTGCCCATAACTCCTCCAATCCTTTTAATGTGTCTGGTATAGCATCAAAATATTCTTGATCTGCATTTATAGGTAATATAAATCTAAAGTGATTACCATTCTTAAACAATATAAATGTTATTCCGTAGTTTCCTACAATATGCCAACCTTCTCGTATAAAGTGTTCACGAGCAAGTGCAATAATATTATCTACATTATCCATATAATTATATTGCTCTAACACATTGAGATATTCTAACATACTTAACACACCTGACAAACAAAAACTATATGTATGACCATGTACCCAATTCATGTCTTTTAAATGTTCATGTAATTTTTCACTATACATAGCAATTGACAACGGAAAAAATCCTCCTGTGATTGCTTTACCCATTACAAATAAATCAGGATTAATAGGAAGTTTACTGAATCCAAAAAATTCTCCAGTCTTACCACCACCCATAAAGATATCATCAATAATAACTAATACACCATGCTCTGCTTGTATTTTGTTAATCTTATTCCAAACATCAAACCCATAAGGTTTAATATCTTTGTTGTGCGGACAAGTTTCTATTATGATACAAGCAACGTCATTCCAATCTATGTCTTTATCTAAATTATTACGTGATAACTTAATAACATCTTGATAGGGGTTCATACCATAGTATGCCCCTTCTAAATCTTTATCACCACAACTTAAACTTAACAATGTCATTCCATGGTATCCGTCATCAAATGAAACTATTTTATTTCTTTTATTTCCTATCTTTTGATGATATGCAAACGCCATTTTGATTGCAACTTCTACACCATCGCTACCTGATAGTGCAAATACAGGCCTATATCCGTTGCTCATTTTATAAAGCCTGTCTGCTAGTTCTATATGAGGTGTATTTAAAGTAGGTTCAAAACTTAAAAATAAACCGTCTGCTACTTCCGGCTTAAAAGTTTTAAGTCTTTCGCAAACTTTATCTATAATGCCGTGATCATCATAACCTAGGCTAAATGCAGAATAATGTAAAAGTGTATCAATAACTTTTACTCCATTTCTTATAGTTCCAAACTTCCAATGCTCTGTATCAATATGAACATCTTTTTGTTGACCTAATATTAATCCTTTATACTTCATTATATAAATTCTCCAATCTCCGGAAAAGTTTTTCTAAAATTTGTACCTCTTGACTTATCAAGTGTTTCTAAATAATTTATTGTCTGCGGCAACTTACTTGTCCAATCTTCTCCCATCATATATTTTATTAATCCTTCCCAACGTGGTTTACCCATAGGATGTTTTAACCACTCAGTATTAAATTTTTGCTGATCAATAAAACGTTCTATTCTATTTTTTGTTAACTCTTTTAATTCTTGTGGCATAACTCTAACGTTTAGATAACTTGGAAAGTAAACAAGATGCGTACTAATTAATCCACCGCCAAATGGTAATACATTTACTTTACTAAATCCTTGACTAGACTTCCAAGATGCTAGTTCATTTATGTAAGGTAAGTTTAGTAACTGTACTGCCGCCGCTATGTTTATTACTATGTTATTGCCTGACCTGTCTAGTATTTTTAAATGTTTTGCAATAGTATTCCATTCACTCGGATATCTAATATAATCATTTTTATCTCCGTATGCATCAATACTAAAATTAAATGTAACTTCTTTAAATTTGGACCAAAGCACAAATAGTTTTTCATTTAATTCAGTACCATTTGAATTATAACGTAGGCAACAATCTTTTGCATAACCTTCATCAACCATAAACTGTAATATGTTATAATGCTCAGGAATCATTAAAGGCTCACCACCTGCAAAATACAATTCTTTTATATGTTGTGCTTGGTCTTTCATTGATTCTAAGAAACTACCTTTCTTATACCAAGTGTAGTCAAAATTTTCATTCCAACTTTGATCCCTTTTTAAATCTTCATTAGTATATTTAGGATATATCAATTTCCATTCTTTTATCCAACTTGAACTGTCGTGCGGTGAACACATTACACACTTTAAATTACATACATTTCCTAACCTTAAATCAAAATAAGGAATATTGACAGGTAATGAACCATCATCTTTTGTTTGCTCTACAATAGTGTCAATATCCAAACGTTCTTTCCATACTTCTGTTTCCCAATTACGTTTGCTTATAATTCCTTTTGACTCTTCATGAAAACATTTACGACAACTTGCAGGTATTTCACCATTCAACATTTGCAGTCTAGTTCTTCTCATATGTTCGCTATTCCATACCTGTTCAATAGTATGATCACGTAGGTTCATTGCAACACCATCTTGCTTTACTAATCCTGCTGTTTTATCATCTTCTTCACCTGCACCACTGGCATTAGCAGTACAACACACTCTAACATCGCCGTTAGGTCTTGTTGCTAAATGTATCCACGGTAAAGGGCAAAATGTTTTACTCATATTGTAAGTTCCGTAAAGCCTTTCTCTCTATCTAAATACTTAAATTCAACTTTTGTTGGTTTTAGTTCTTGAAGTAAGTCTAAAACACTCTGTGGTTCAAATGGTCCACACGTATAAACATCAAGTTGTACTAGTGCAGGGTTTGTTTCGTCCCATATATGCATGGCTATATGACTAGTTTCTATTATTGCAAAAGCAGTTAATCCTTTGTTACCTGGCATTTTAGAATAAGATGCAACAGGACCATACATTGCCTTCATTCCTATTGCTTTGATCATTCTTCTAAGGAATTTAACACTTTTAGTTTTATTAATGATAGGTTCTAAAACCTCTGCTCTAATAATAATATGTTTGTGTACAAGAACTTTATTCATATTCTTTTTTCTCCACAAACTGCTCATTCAGTTTATCAAAACTTCCACATTGTTTTGCACATTCTTTAAGTCCTGTGCTTGTCCAACAGCCTTTAATCTTGTTAAAATATCCGCTATCAAATATTTCAACAAACGACTGCTTATATAAATTAGGATATATTTTAATTTTTGTCATATAATCAATACGAGAATCAGACAATGTAGGTAGCCATTCTAAATCTAACCAACAACACGGAGCAACATTGCCATTAGCACTTACATATAGTTGAGTATCTTTTACTGCTTTACAAGTTATCTTTGGCATAAATTCGTTTTGAGCCTTTTTTGCTGGTGCTATCATTTCTAAACTTTTATTTGATGGATATAATGTATGAGTGATGTTATAATCGTCATCTATTACGTCAAACTTTCCTTGTTTAAATCTTGTTGTGTGTTTAAAATTAAAACCTTTGAATCCCATATCTCTACTTAATTGCTCACAACTTTCAAGTTGATGTTGATTATGCTGAAACACTAACATATCCCAACGTGCATCTCCTCCTGCTTCAATATATGTTTTTGCATTTTTCATTACGGTATTAAAATTAGTTGAAATTCTATACAAGGCATGGGTATCTTCTAATCCATCAATTCCAAATACTACTTTAACTTTCAAAGTAGCAAGTTCTTTCCACCAAGATTCTAATCTTGCACTTCCGTTTGTGTGCATTTGTAAAGTCATATGTGGATTAGTTTCACGTAAATATCTAAAAATTTCTAATGTGTCTTTAGCAATAATAGGATCTCCTAGATTACCACACATATTAAGATGATGTAGTTGTTTTACAAAATCACTTGGGAACCAATTTACAAAAGTTTCTAAACTTATCTCTGTTAAATCATATCCTTCAAGTAAAGGACCGCCATGAATTCTACGTGGACACATTGGACAACGTGCTTGACATTTAGTAGTTACTTCTAAATGTATAGATTTTATATCAGTTATATTATACATTACTTCTGATTAAACCTTTCTTGTGTTGCTAATATAGTATCTTGGTTAACATCTACATTTACAACAAGCCAATAACTATCTGTAAAACTATTATTAAACAAATAGTGCATTCTTAAAGTATCAATAAAATATAACCTACCTATTTCCCAATGTAATATTTTGTCTTCTAATACAAAATTAAATTGTGGTGGATTTACATTACGCAAAGGCATAATTAATCTAAAAACATCTGTTGGTTCGCCTGTATAATTCCAATCGCGATGTGGTGGAAAGAATCCACCTGGACCAAATTTTAAAAAGTGTGTTCTAAAATAATGTCCTTGCCAAGGTTTAAGTATTTCAGCAATCTGATCATTAAGCACAGGAGTAGGCTTGTTAAAATCTTTTTCCGCGTATTCTGTGCCATGCTCTTTATTGTATTCATACAGGCTGTCTAAGTCAATACCATTAAACGTACCGTCTGAACTTGTAACACTTAATCCCCAACGGTTAACATCTTTGCGTGGATTATATTTCTGCCATTCAAAAGTATCTATCCAATTAATAAGTTGATTAGGATCAGTAGTAACTTCTAACTCTATTTGTTTGCCAAACTGTGATAATTTATTATACTGATCCATTATTTTAATCCTATTATCATAAATCTTTTATATTTAGGTAATTCTAACTCTCCTGCATATTCTATTGTAGTTAAATTACTTTTACGTTTAAATTCATCTATACTTGCAACACAATTAATATGTTCTTTATGCTCATAGTAATTATTACTTTGTAACACAATTTTGGTGTTTTTAGGTATGTTGTTGAACCACTTCCTATATTGTTCATCAGTTAAATGTTCACAACTTGTATTGATTACAGCATAAGGATTGCTCATACCTAAATAATCGTATTCGCACATATCCATAGTTTCTGCAAAAAACTTACCATCCATTTCATAACGTTTGTTCATGCTACGTGCAAGTTCCTCACATTTAGGATCTATATCTACACTTACAAGTTTGCGTATTCCTAATTCACTGTTTAAAAGCATTGTAGATAAAATACCAAACCAGCCTCCAAATATAATAATATCTGCATTTTTAATCTTGGCCTTTTTGTTTAGTTTTTCAACTAACCATTCCTTAGACTGTAATTGTCCTCCCCAGAAACATTCTAGTAATCTGTCTCTATCATCGGTGCTTCTAATACCATCCATCCAGAACTTAATATCTTGAATATCTATTTTCATAATATTTTCTCCTTTGGTATTTTACTATCTGCACTACTTACGCAAGTTGGTGTTATGCATGGCATAGGCTTGTCAAACAGTTTGAAACCTTCAGTAAGTGTTCCTAGTGGTTGTTCGTGACAACTGTATGCACGTTTTACTTCATTGTTACGTATAATACAACTTTGATATCCACTATTGCAACTCCAACCTTTGAACTTGTTAAATCCAAACGCATTAAATCTTTCTGCTTGATCTAATTCGTATTTTATTCCTTCATCATCTTGTAATAGGATTTGGTTAATGTCTTGTTTACTCTCGGTTTGTAATATTTCTTTTTGGGCATCAGTATAACCACTAACGACAAAACTAGCGGTAGGATCAGACTGAGGCTTAAGAGTAACGTGAAGACCACGTTGAATGAATCGATTGCTTCTGGCATAATATTCCTCCCAATGTCCAGGTACCATAACTTGATTGATAGTTACAAGTACTCCTTCGTCTTGGAGATATAAAAGTTTATCTCCGAATTCTTTTTCGTTGGCAAATTCAGCATGGAAACTTGCTGTAATACTTCTTCTATCCATTACATGAGTTGCGTCTAACCAACGTTTCCACCATGCTTTACTAGGACTACAATTACTAGTCATGTGTATACTTAAATAAGGACTTTCATAATCTTCATAGTATTTTACTAAATCTAAAAACTTTTTATATGCAGTAGGTTCTCCCCCACTAAAACTAAAATGAAACTTGTCGAATCCGTTGGCCCTTGCTTGAGATTTGATTGTATTTATTGCGTTAGTATAAGTATCAAACTCTAGATAGTCGGGTTTATCTGTATTAGCATAGGGCCAACAATAGGAACATCTATAATTACAAAAACGTCCTATGATCCAACTGACAGAAAATAGGTTAGACTCAAGCATTGTTTTTTGCCCAAGTTTAACTATTCTATCAAATGGAATTTTTTGAAAATCGTTCATTCAGCCAATTCCAATCGTTTATTAGTGCTAAAGTGCCAGGCTCATTACTATGAGTATTCCCAAAGTTACGGCCATCCCTAGCACCAGCGATACAATAGTCTCCGAATGGTTTATCCATACCTGCTTCGCACCATGTATCAAGTCTTTTAATTGTTTCATCATCTTCTTGCCTATCAATGACTTTACTAGCAAGTTTTACACATTCTCTAAATCCACTTTTCCAACTGTTAAAAGGATCTGTATTGAATGCTGTGATATTACTAACTTGTTCCATAGGTTTAAATTTATCACTTATGCTTGTAGTCATATCAACTGTACCAGTATTCATTTTTAGTGTTAATGATCGAGGTAATAGTTTTACCCCACCATACCCATAAACTAAACCGTTTATAGGATTTTCGCAACGCCATACATGAACACAATCTAAATCATATTCACTTACTTCGTAATCAAACTTAAAGTCGTCTTTAATTACTGCATCACCGTCAACTACCCAAAACATTTTTGTAAAACATTTTTTAGCCGCGGCAACATGAGCATTGTGAATTCCGTCTACCCCATGTACTCTTTTTGCCATAGGATAAGTTTCTTTTAACTTTGCATATACTTCATCTGCATTAGGTTCTTTGTAACTTATAAAAACAATATCATACATAAACTTCTAATTCTTCTGCTAATTCTTTTTGTATATGTCTATCTGCGTGACAGTTATCTGGAAATTTTTCGCTCTTATTCATAATATCAATAACAGCCTCATAATCTTCTACAATTTTTTTGAATTCAGAATCAGGTCCTTCTGGAATATCAGGTATATCTAAATCAGGACGTTGTCTTTTAAACATACGCAAACTGTCTGCGGCACTTTCTGTTAGATCTGGTCTACGTCTACGCACATTTTCTGCGGTACCCCAAGAACTTATTAAAGGAACTGGTCTTCCTATTATTTTATCCATCCAATTACGATGAGCATATTTTATAAAACTATACTGTGAAATATCTTCAGGCAGTTTACCCCAACCTTCAATAACTAGCCAAGGTATATGCGTTTCTTCATAAATTTTTTGTGCACCATCTAATGCAACTTTAAGTAAACTGTCATTAATTTCTTTTATAGTTTTAGCACCAGCAACAAAAGGTTCGCTTTGTTTATAATATTTTTCTAAATCAAAAAGTCCTGCTTCGTCTGGCCATAAACTTCTTTTTAAATCTCTACAAGGTTCTGTAAGCATCCAAATAATTAAATCAGGATTATAAAATACAGGACTAGTAAAACAAGGTGCTAACCCTAGTGCTTCTTCTACTTTAAATATTGCTTCAAAATTACCTGCACCACCAAATGCATAATTTACTGTGCAGTGGCCTGCTTTATCTAAATGATATCCAAAGCCGGGCCATACAACTTGAAAGGGTTTAGGAAAATCGCCTTCTAAGTATTTTTCTTTATTCCATGGACGGAATACTTCTGGGTCATTATTGTTAGCAACTCCAGGTCCTGGAATAATTGTACCCCACTCTCCTAATGCGTTACTATCGCCAACTATTAATATTTTACTCATCTTGTATTACCGTAATGTTTTACCTCTACATCTTTTGATTTAAATTTTCTCCACGGATCAACAACAACACTATCGCTGTTTAATTTACAATACAGTTTCTCATGTGCAAGTAAAACTACTGCACTATAAGGTCCTGGATCAGGAAATACTAAAGGATCTACTTTCATTGGTGGATAACCTAGTTCGTTGCAATAGTGTCCTACTAACAAACTGTAACTTCCGTCTATGTATGGCACATCTGGTTTGTATGCAACACCGTTTAGTAATATAGGTAATTCTTTCTCCTCCGCTATTTTAACCAAATACTTTGCAAGGTTTTTTGCTTGTACTTCTCTAGCATTCATTATAGCATCAAATATATCATATTGCAAATCCAATTTCTCTGCCATATATCTTAATGCAATATTATCTCGTGGGTGACAAGCACCGCCATCGCCCATTCCTGCTTTTAGATACATTGGACTTACGATTCTTTTCTCACAGGCTTTAAGTGCATCAGTTACTACATCTACATCTATATTACCTTGACGTTCTGCAACGTCTTGTATCATGTTTACTAATCCTATTTTTGTGCTAATGAAAGTATTATAAAAAACTTTAATACATTCGCATTCGTCCCAAGTTCCTATCTGATAACTAGGTTTGTTTTCCATAATTGACACATAAAATTCTTTTAACTGTTTTGCGTCACCTGTTTCAGTTCCATCTTGTGTACCTATCATTACTATATCTGGATTTACCATATCCCAAGCAACAGTCCCCATAGCAATCAAATAAGGGTTATAAACAAATCTTGTATTTGTTACTAGTGGTACAAATTCTCTACGTGTAGTTCCAGGAAGTACAGTTGATATTAATACTAGCAGTTGATCTTTATTCATGTGCAGGTTTGCTTCACGTAATACATCAACAACTATATCATAAGAAAAATCTTTAGGCTCTAAATGTGCTGTTGGTTGTCTTCCGTCATAGTCAGGATGATGCGGAGTTGGTACTGCTACAAAAACTATTTCTCTATCTTGTACTGCTTCTTTAATTGTTTCTTTAACCGAAATTAAATCACTTGTAACTTCTGCTACGTCATAACCTGTAACGTCATGACCTTTCTGAGCAACTACTTCAGCACAAGGTAAACCTAGTTTACCTAATCCAATAAATGATATCTTCACCTTATTCTCCGACTATTATATACGCATATAAATACTATGTATTTATTGGGATAAGCATTCATGAATTTTGTAAAAGGATTTTTGTTAAAAAACGAGTGGGTTTCTGCTCCATTTAGTACCTGTTCTTCAGTAAAATTACGTGAAGCATTTACCAAAAATCAAACCAAAACTGACGATATTACAATATATCAAGTATTGATAAAATATCCTAAATGGGAAAAGGATACAAATATTTTTGGATGGATGGATCACAGAAGTAGAAAAGAATTCAAGAAAAACCCAAAATCTTTTTTCATCTTTGACGCTAGTACAGAAGGATTCAGTACACTTAAAAGAGAACCTTTCTTTGACATCCTATATTGGAACTGCAGAAATTATAAAATTGATCCAGAACGTGTAATTTTTATTTCTGCAAATATGCGAGATGAAGAAAACATAAAAATTTACAATACACAAAATAACATAGATAGAAGTATCAAGGTAGTTACATTTAACAACTTTGAAAGTATGCTGTTTGGTTTAAATGAAAATACAATCCCGGCAAACGAAGAGCCACAAACAATCGCACATAGACATTATGAAGACACAAGAATTAAAGTCAAAGCAAAATATGAAAATAAAATATTTCTAAGTTTAAGTAGAGTGAACAGGCCACATAGATCATTAAGCACTTATGAAATATTTAATAGTGATATATTTTTAGATGGACTAGTAAGTCATGATAAAATAAAACATTCACAGATAGAACATATCTACAATGGAATGCCACGAGGACATAATGTACATTGGAAGCAATTTAAACGTTGGAGTAAAAGAGGATTACCTCTAACAGTTGATACACACGACTTTGTAACTAACCACGCAATGAGTCTAAACAATATATTACACGATACTACTTTATTTCAGATAGTAAATGAAACGTTTGCAGAAAACTGGGACGGAACAAGTTTATTTTGGAGTGAAAAAACTTTTAGAAGTATATATCATATGCAACCTTTTTTAATATGGGGGCAACATGGAGCAAATGAAAGATTACAAGACTATGGTTATAAGTTGTATGATACTGTATTTGATTACAGTTTTGATAATGTACGTGACGATTATAGAAGATGGCAATTATTATTCGAGCAAGTGCAAAAACTAGTATACAAATTAAAACAAGATAGTAAAGAACAACAAATACGTTGGCGTTTTAAAACACGTGAAACACTAATACATAATTTTAAAACTTTATATACAGAAAAGCATACAAAAGATGTGTTTTTTAATTTAAGTAAATACATAAGAGATACAGCAGATGGCAAAGAAACTATATCATAATTATCCTAAGAGAATTTTTACTTTCGGTTGCAGTTTTACTGACTACTTATGGGCCTCTTGGGCAAACATAATTGGAGCAGAATTCAACGATGCAGAATTTAGAAATTTTGCTAGAGCAGGAGCAGGTAATTTTTATATTTTTAACACACTGATGCAGGCAGATGCTGTATATAACTTTGATCATAATGATTTAGTAATAGTTCAATGGACAAATATATGTAGAGAGGATAGATATCTACCACAAAAAGATGGATGGCTAGTTCCTGGAAATATTTACACACAAGGCGAATATGATGAAGAATGGGTTAAAAATTATTTTAGTGAATACGGTGCATATCTAAGAGATTTTAGTTTTATACACGCCGCACACGAGCATTTAAAACATAAATGCCAATGGCATTTTTTACAGATGTTAGATATAGTTGATTTTACTAATCAATGGGATTTAAATAAAAAATCAGAAATACATGATAAGATAAAAAATCTAGCACACATATATAAAAAAGATCTTGATACTATCCTTCCTAGTTTTTATCAAATATGCTACCTAAATAATTTAGATAGAAAATTTAAACTAGATAAAAAACTTGTTAACGATAATTTTAAAGACGGACATCCACATCCTATGGAACATTACGATTACCTTAAAAACGTTTTTAAGCATGATTGGAAAGATGAAACAGATCGCAAAGTAGGAAAAATTTTTAACAAATGGAAAAAGTTAATGAATGATGCAAGTCATGATGTTCCAAACTTTCATATCTACAGTCTACCACAAAAATGGCTTGATATGGTAAGATATGAATTGCGCCTACGTCCTGGCGATCAAATAGATCCTAGAATACATACCTAAGTTCTGGAAAAGTTTCACTAAAGTTTCTATTACGTATTATATCGTAGTGTTGATTTTTTGTTTTCCAAGTAGAATTATGCTCACTGTTATATTCAGTATTTTGTATAAAATTTAAAACACCTTTAACTGCTTCTCTATGTTCAGTGTTTACAATTTTATCATAATATTTTTTTAATTTATCATAACCTATATGTAATTCTTTTGTAGGTACAGCAGATAAACTGTAATGACTTGGCTCAACTAGATTGTAAAGTGTGCAACTGTTTACATCAAATCCGTTATCTGTCATATACTCTAAAAAATCAGCAAGTGTTACAATATTAAAAGCACTTACTACGGTATTGAAACTCATAATTACGTGTGGACATTCTTTTTTTACTTTTTTATAATTTTCAATAATTAGATTCCAATCAGTACCTTCTCGTATATATTCTGCTCTATCCCCATAATGATCTAAACTTGCTCTTACTTGTACAAGTTTAAATTGTTTCCAATAGTCTATTATACTTTTCTTTTTGTAATTTAAATTACTTAAATTTGTGTTGTATTGTAAAAGTGCATTTGTTTTATTTTCTGCAATCAAATGATCTAAAATATCGTAATGCTTATCTGTTATTAAAGGTTCGCCACCTGCAAAATAAAAATCCTCTATATCTTTTAAGTATGGTTTAAACTGATCAAATAAATTATCGTTATTGGCTCCTCCGGCAAAAGTATATACAGGCACATTACTACCTTGCTGTCTATCTTCTATTGCCCAACTTGAACTGTATGTTGCACTACAAGTTCTACACTTTAAATTACAAATATTACTCCAACGTACATCAAAATACAACAGTTTCATTATATCTAATGTTCCGTCTGCTTTAGTGTGGTTACGTATACCTAAATGTTTTTCAAATTTTTTATTATTTTCTTGTCTAAAACTACTTACACCGCTTGATTCGTGTTTCCAACAAGCATTACATTCTATAGGCTTCTTTCCTTCTAACAAAGCCTTACGTAATTTTTTATACGGATAACTATTCCATATTTGTTCTATTGTATTAGTTTGTGTATTACCTAAAGGTCTTTTCCAATCTCCAATACAACAAGGCAAAACATTACCGTCTGGATTAACATACATATGAACCCAAGGCAGTATGCAAAAATTATCTGTACTCATTGTAAAACTCCTCTAATTCCGGAAAAGTTTCAACTATATTACTTCCGCTTCGTTTATCATATTCTGTAAACCAGCGACTAAAATTCCTACGTGCTTGTTCTAATTGTTCTGGCTCATAATTAGTATTTGACATATAATCAACGACACGTCTAAATTTTTCATATTCTAATCTACTAAATTTGTATCTATCTGCATCGTCAACATTTGCACCAATAAACTGTAAATGTTGTTTCATATATGGTAAAAATTTATCCTTAGGTAAAATATTCATATCAAATATTGCAGGCTCTTTTAAATGTGGAGTATCAAATCTAATACGTTGCCATTGAGTAGCATTATCTGTATTATATTTTTTACGCCATTCTAAAATCTTTTCAAGCAATAGGCTAAAACTAGTGACTACAAACAAGTTGAATGTAATCATAAAAGTAACAGGAAAGTTAGTATTAGTTAGATAATAATCTAAATTACTTTCCCATAAATTAATATCTAATCCCCTACGAGTGTATTCTGCTTTAGGACCCCAAGTATCTATACTTGTATAAAGTTTAAAACTTCTTATACATTTATCTGCTTTAAGTTTGTTTACACGTTCTACTAAACGTTTAACCATAGCATTTTTTACACCCATGTTACTATTAATTTCTAATTGTATATGAGGCTTGGGATCATTTTCTAATTCATCAAACAAACGCCATGTACTTCTGTGCATTAATGGCTCGCCACCTGTAATACGTAAAATGTTTAGTGTTTTACTAACTTCAGGCCACCAATCCCACCATGCCTTAATATATGGATTATTATCTTCTTCATATAATTCAAAGTAATCTATATCCTGCCTATGACTTGTTGACATAGTATAAGGACCATGCTTTTTAATTTCGTTATAGTAACTTGTACTAAATTTGGGGTGACAATATCCGCACTTAAAATTACATTCATTACTGAAGTTTATTTCAATATATTCGGGATTTACATTTAAATCCGCACCTTTTTGTTTTATTTCCGCTACTCTACCTGGAGTATATATGCTTGTAGTTTTTATATGCCTATCACTAACAAAGTCTTTACCCATGGCTTCTATCTTCCAACAGTAGTTACAGCCTGATGGTTTTTGTCCACAAAGCATTTGCTTTCTTTGTTCTTTCTTTTCTTTTGTATTGTGCAACGCACTAGGATTATCTTTTAATTCTTCTAATGGAATAGGGTGTGGAGCAGGGTGATAACAACTGTGTGTTTCACCTGTTTGTAAATAGATAGTAGTATGATGCCATTTTGCTAAACAAAAAGTAGGAGAAGTTTCCGCTTCTACTATTGGCATTATCTCTTTTATTTTATCTAGTTCGCTCATCTAATAACTCTAGGAGAATTTTTATAGACTTCCTTAAAAAATTTACTTTGGTTATCGTCTAATGCATTTTCACTAATAGGTAAGTCTAATGCTTGTAATTCTTTGCCTAGATCATGTATTACTTGTTTACATAATGTTTCATCATATCCTTGATATTCATCTTTCCATAGTTTGTTTAGGTATTCAAAGTCTCTTGTGTTATTGTAATCCCAATCTGTACCTAAAACTTTATGACAACCTAACCTAGCACCCATTATACTGAACAGGCCGTTCTTTACATCTGCACCTACATTCATCCAGATAAGCAATCTATGATAATTTTGCCACCAAACATCATTACTAACGTCTTGAATCTTTTTACCTCTGTTAAGTGACATCTTTACACCTTCTCTAAATCCTGCTCTCCAGGCTTGATGCGGCGTTGCACTAATAATACTTGTTGAATAATTTTCATTCAACTGATAATAGTTGTCAAAATAACAAAATTCTATTTGTGTATCATCATTACCGTCAGTGTTTTCGTGTGTACGCATATTTTTAACAAAGTCTTTGGTCCACATCTTTAAACTACCATTACCATACATTAGTCCATTAATGTCAATTTTGCCACACCAACTAAATTGGAAGTCATCATCTACCCCTAGTTGATCTAAATCTAACACAACATTTAAAAACTCTGGATCTATTACAGTATCTCCGTCAACAGTAACAAAATGTTTTGTCTCTGATAACTCTGCACAGGCCTTGTGTGCCGCATCTGAACCTTCTACACCATGCACACGTTTTGCCCATGGCACTTTTTTACATAAGTCTACGTAATTCTTTTCACAGTTAGGCTCATCATAACTTAAAAATATAATATCTTGTTCTGCTATATTAATTTTCATCGAATAACCTCTAAATTATACTTGTCGAATCTCTTTATTGTATATACACTCATTGGATCACCGTTAAATTCAAAGTCAGAGTCAAAAGGCACTACAACATACTTACCATCTACTAGATCATCGAAATTAAAACTAATTGTTTTGTATAATATGTTTGGATCATTATGTTTTGTTATGCTAAAGTTCATTATCTGTTTGAAACTAACTTTATGTGCAAGTATATTTGCTTTTAGATCACCGCCTATTGTAAATTTCCAACAAGTATCTTTAATATTAAAAGTAACTTTTATATCAGAATTGTCAATATTGTCCTGTGGTATTTCGTAAATTAAGTCATCTACTAGATAACTGTCAATATCAAAGTTTGTACGAGTACGCAACTGATATTCTTTCTTTGTTTTATTATAATGAACATAATAATAACTCATAGGTTCGTTACCTGTAAGTATACTGTCAACTTCTTTTTGTTCTACAGGTATAAAACTGCCATCTGTAGGTTTATAATTCACTATACTTGATATCTCACCACTAGTAGAATCAAATATAACAAAACGTTTTGTAGAAACATAAGGCGATTTTAGTGTAATCATATTTTTAAGTACCTTTCATATTTCTTAATCTTATCATCATTAGCAAATGATTTTTCTGTATAGTGAAAAATACCTGTTTGTGTATGATTACCAATCTTTAAATCTAAACTATCTGTTAAGTAACTGCCAACTCTACTTTGCCAAGTAGCACTAGGATTGTACCAACCTTGTATACGTGGCTTCATATGTACAAAACTTGGAAATGAAACTTTCTTGTTAGTGATCATATCTTCTACATCTAATATTTTTGCAACAATACTAGCACTTAGATCAACACTTAACGTTTTTTGATACAAATCTTTTGCATACTTTCCGTAAAATAGTTCCCAATTATTCATTACAAGTTCTAACCATGTATAAAACTCTTTTGCAAAAGCACATTTTTTAAAATAATGAAATCCTGCATATAGGTTTGGTAGTTCATTTGCAATAAAAGTTTTTCTATAGTAAGTATCTTTTACTATTTCGCCTCTATATGTGTAAACTTTACTTGTAAAAAACAAATCATAGTTACTTAAAAAAGTCCACCAACTACTAAGATCTTGTAAAACAATCATATCAGTGTCCATTACAATAGTTTCTTCATATGGACTTACATGGTATAACTTCCAACGATTGTTAATTTTCCATTCTTGTTCTTGGGCATCGTCAGACCATGGTATTTCTTTTATATGATCAAATAGATGCTTGTACTTTTCAGGTACTTCATCATTAGTAACCAAGCAGATACTTGGATCTTTTTGTGTAGCATGGATGCTCATAGCCAATAAACAAGCCTGTTGGACATAATTGTCCTCGTTGTTTTGTGCTATAAACAAAAATCCTTTGCTCATGTTTGTTTACTTCCTAAAGGTTTACACTCCCAAGTAACTGTATCCCAGTCACCATCATTGGGTATTTCTTTATATAATTGTAATGAAGCATTACATTGTGTTTGTGCATTAGGTCCTTCAAACCATTGCACATCTTGATATCTACATTCGTTACTCATACATACTGTTAATAATATATGCCAAATAAATTCCATCATTCCGCTCCCGTGTCTATGATCCTATTCAAACTAAACTTATTCATTACGTGTATACTACTGCCTTTGATACGCAAAGGTGTATATTCTCCTAGATAATCTTTCTTTTCAACTAAAAATAAAAAATTATCGTCTTTTAAATCCCATAATATATCTCTATCTGCTGTATATAACTTTTTACCAGGCAACGGTTTTGCAAAATCACCTGATTGCCAACCATTCATAATATGAATAGCAATACTAAACACCCAGTCATTACGAAACGTACCTTTGTTTATTTGAAATATACTGTTATAGTGTTGCCAATTCTCTTGTATGTGCTGTGCAAGTTTAAAAAATGTTTCTACTTCTTTGCTTTTTCTAAAAAATACAACTGTTGCCCAATAAAAGTCTACACTTGTTTCGCTTATTTTTTCAAACTCTGCTGTTTCTCTAAATCCTGACAAGTCTTTTGCGTTTTTATAAATTAAAAAGTTATCTTCTTTTGCAAAACAATGTTTTAGTATATCGTTACTAATAATATAATCGCTATCAAGCAATATTGTTTCGTCATATGGTGTTAGTTCATACGCCTTTGTACGCCAATCATTTTTAAATTCAAGTGTTTTAAATACACCACTACCGTCATAGTATCTTTTTGTAGTTGCTGATTGTGAAAAAGGAATTTCTATTACTCTATCCCATACACTACCCCAATCAGGATAGTTGGTAATAAGGTAATCTTTACTGTCAGTGACAACAGTTGTACCTATATTCAAATATTTTTTAATTCTCTTTGCAAGAAAATGTGCTTGTTTTACATAATCAACTTGGGCATTATTCCGTGCAAAGACTAACGCACCTTTACTCATAATCTACTAGGCCAGATACCTTTCGCTTTGATCTAATATTTTCGTACTCTGTGTGGTATTCATTAGTTGATGTAAAATAAATGTTCAATGCATCTTGATAAAAATCATCTATATTATCAATACGCACAGGAATATCATTATCATCAATAAGCACTACATTCTCTTGACCAGATTGAACCAACATATTACAAAAATTTAACAGTTCTTTAGTAACACTGAATTGTCCACCATTAAAATAATGAACATTATTTTCATAAAATTTTTCTTTTGCTACTCTTTTTTGGTTATTAAGAGTTGTCATATAATTGGCAAAATCCAAAGCCTTCTCTAGTCTTTCATCCATAAGGATCTCCTTTAGTGCATTATACACTATTTAGAGTAAAAAAGCAAGGATTAAGTTAGATCTGAACTACCGTCTGTGGTATATGTAGGAGTTGCTACTTCAACACCTGTGCCTGGTGTTGGTGTTGTTGCACGTAATTGAGTAATTGTACTGTTCAATACACCTAATACGTTTTCATCTGTATTTGGATTACCTGTATTATCGTCATTCCAAGTAAGTCTAAATGTTAAAACAGTACCACTTGTTTTCTTAGCCTCAACTTTGTAGTTGTTTGCGGCATATAAACCAGTACCATTTTTAATAAAAATCTGTTGATATGAAGAAGTTAAATCATGATAACCAATTGCACTACCGCTACCTGAACCAGTTGCAGTTGTACCAGTATATCCCATTTTAACTGTTCCCATATTTACAAGCATAGTCATCCAATCTAATGTTTTAGAACTAGTGCCTGTGTAAGTAATATTACTAGCCATTCTTACTTCACCACCTGCGTTGAAAAAATGCCTTTGTAAATCAGCACTTCCAAAAGTGATGTTCATTACGTGTGTAAGTGTACCGTTCCATGATGTTGTGTATTGTGCTGAAAGAACTGCTTCGGCAGAACTTTGTGTTGGTGCTATAACAAATTTATCGTTTTCTAAAGTTGTAACTAGATTTTCAAATTGTGCAACACCTTTCTTATTAATTGTGTCGCTATCTAACACTACATCGGTTGCTTGGATAAAAGCAATTTCTGTTGGTTGTGCACCAGTTTGGTGTATTCTACCGTTTGCTATATCAGTGTAAAGTGTTTGCATATCGTTTGCATTAACGATTGCCGTAACTGCCACTTGTGAACTAGATAGGTTTTGACCATATCCGTCATCACCTGAGCCTACGCCCATTATAGTTGCTACACGAGATTGTAAGTTGTTGTACCTTGCGGCTGTAATAATATCACCGACTGCCATAGTATTATACCTTTAATATACATTCTACTAGGCCGGACTCATCACCTTCTGGTTCGAAAGATTCTAAAGCAATACCTACTAGACCATTTTCATTCTTAACTGTTGAGCCAACACCGCTTACATCTACGTAAACTGCTTCGCCCTTGTTAACTAAACCTGTTACTTTTACAGGAACACGCCCTTTCAATGCTACTGCTTGACCCTCACTGTCTGCATTCATTAAATATGCAGGTGCTTCTGAAATAACTCCTACTGGAATGTTATCACCTGTTGCCGGTTCTACTTCATAACCGCCAGCACCTTCTAAATCATTTGCTACTGCAACAATAGTACCTACTTCTAATTCTTCACTTGTAGTATATTTCTCTGCCAAGTCAGCATATTTGGCACTTGAAGCAACACCTGTAAATTCATTTGCTACCAAGTTTCCTGATGCATCTCTAACTGCTACTGTGTTTGCAGTTGCGGCAGTATCACCTGAACGATAATTGCTGTTTACTTTTAATGTGTTAGCACCTGTGGCATCACCATTAAATGTAGTTGCATACATTGTAGCAAATCTATTTAAATTTGTACCAAAGTCAAATGTATTATTTGATCCTGGCATTACACCTGAGTCTTCAATTGACATAACATTTTGCACATTACCTTGTGCATTATCAACTCTAAATTTTATTTTTGTACCTACGTCATTTTGGATAACACCTTCGTTATCGTTTTCAACATAAAGTTTTAAATCACTTGAATCACCAATTGAAATACCTGCATCTGCAAAACTAACTAGTGATGTAAATGAACCTGATCCTGCTAAAGCAAAATCTGTTGCACTATATCCGCCAAGTTTTAATGAGTTACTTGCTGTACCCCAATAGTAATCGTTTGTGCTTGTTACACCGCCTGTTGCGTTCTGTGTATTTCTTAATGTAGTTCCTTTTTTAACTACGTCAAAACCTGTAATTGCATTGTTAGGATCTGTAGAATCAATAGTAAATGTAGTTCCACTAATTATAAAAACAACTTCATCGTTGATAACTGCTTTAATAATTGGTCTGTTTACACTTGTTGTATCTCTTACTGTTGAAGAAACCATCTGTGTAACTGTTGTACCTGCACCTTGTGGTCCAACTAATACAAATCCTGTTCCATTGTATGCGTATAATTGTTCGTTTGCAGAATCCCACCATAAATCACCAGTGGCTAAACCTGCTGGTGCTGTTGCACTTACTTCTGCACCACCTGTAGTTCTAAATTTACTACCATCATAAAATTTTAATTTATTAGCACCAGAGTCGTACCAAACTTGTCCTGAAATGGCTCTTGGAGGTTGGTTAGCACCACTAAAGTTTTCTAATAAATTTAAAAAGTTTTCGTTCTGAATTTCACCGTAACCAGCATAGTTTTTACCCACAAACTTAATATCTGTGGTTTGATCTACTGTACCGTCTTGTACCACTGTAAGTGTAGTACCGTTATATCTATCTATAGTATATGCCATTTCATTTAACCCCTATGTTACTATTTATCTTTTACCATAAACCACCGCTGGAACCAAGATCCGTATCAAACACCCATGCGTTCGTAGAAACTACGAAACGTTTCAACCCTCTTTGAATGTTAACAGCAACCGTACCTGCCGCATTTGCTATTCCAAAATCTTGTACAACTGACTCGTTTTGTACTCCGTTGGCATCTACTGCCACGAATGATTTGTTAATATACCCTGGATTTGCCGCATTAGTATCTTGGAAACTAATACCACTAACAGTAGCACCTGTTAATGTAGTAGTTGCAACGTAGGCATAACTACCGTTTTTCTTGTTAGCCGCCGGATACATATCCTCAATAATTGTAGCAATCTGTGAGTTATTAATACCAGTGATATCTAAACTTAATATAACTGGTTCATTGTTGATTTGATCATCAACATAAAATTTTGTTGCCGCATCTGTATTTGTAGTTGGTTCAGCAAGTCCTGTAATTTTCTGGTTGTTTGTAATAGTAATAGCACCATTACTTGAAAACTGCACAGGTCCTGTACTGTTTGTAATTGTACCAGCATTAATATTAATGTCATCAACGTTAAGATATTGTAATGTACCTATTCTGTTCAATCCTAGTGCATCTGTTACAGTTGAACCTACTTCTGTTTTGTTTAATACTTCTACACCGTCTGCATAAAAACCTTTGGTTGCAACAACACCTAAGTTTTCACTTGAAGTCCAAGCCTGTGTTGCGTTTCTCCATAATAATTCCTTGTCACCATCTGCTGACTTTAATATAATACCACCTTGGTCTACTTGAGCATTTGAAAGAACAGTACTGTCTTCAGTGATACCTAATTCAATATTAATATCTTGTACACGTAAGTTCTGTGTTTCAATGTTAACACTTGGTGAAGTTAAGAACAATGTTCCATCAACTCTCATATCACCACCAACGTGTAATGTATGGTTAGGTGTATCTTTAAATATACCTACGTGTGATTCACTAGTGTCAATAGTAATTGCATCTACAAAACCTGTAGTTTTTCTAACTCTAACTTTGTAATCTTGATTTGATAATTGGTTTTCTGTAACAAAAGAATTACCAACAACTTTAAGTTGATTGTTCTGTGATAAACCTATTGTAACACCTGACGAGTTTGCAACTGTTAATGCACCAACTGTTGTACCATCTGCGTCTGTAGGTAAAAACTGTGAAGCACCTTTGGCTTGTCCTTGTGAGTTAATTAAAGCCTCAGAAGCAGTTGCTCTACCTCTGTAATGATAATCATCAGCGATTACGTTGAAACCTTTTTTGATTGTAGTCAACCCTGTGATTGAGTATGCCGGTGCTGGTGTAAACTCTGAGTTACTCCATACACCTACTAGCACTCCTGCCATAAATTGTTTTAAAAGTGTTTTTGAATTATTCTGTGTATCTAAAACACTTTCACTTTCAAAACCTGTTTTACCTTGGCCTGTTGTCCAAATAGGACCTGCAAGTGTTAGGTCTTGTCCGTTCCTTGTAAAATACAATTGATTAGTGTCATTGTTTATCCATAAGTCGCCTGCAACTATATTTGATGGTTGCTGGTTTGCAACAATTGGACCACCTGATGTTCTAAAGTTTTCACCGTCATAAACTTTTAATCTTTTTTCTGATGTGTCAAACCAAATTTGTCCTGTTAATGGTCTACTTGGTGCAGATGATCTTGAAAAGTTTTCAAGCAACTTAATCATGTTCTCATTAAGTGCTTCACCAAATCCGCTGTAATTTTTTCCTATTAATGAAATATCTGTTGTTGATGTATCTAGTGTACCGTCAACTAAATCTACAAGTAAAGTTCCATCTGTCTTATTAAGTTTATAACTCATATTATGCTACCCCTGTCCCAGTATTATCACCTGCATAAATGATATAGTTGATTGCCATATATGGATTCATAACATTCATTGGTTGGCCTACTGCTTGATTAGTTAGGATACCACCTGAAGTTGGATAAGCCTGGCCTGCCTGTGTACCTGTTGGTGCATCATAAACAAGTCCTTGTGGATCATTTGGTGTACCTGTAATATCTCTTAATGTATAGTATTGATCTCCGCTTGGTCCTCTTAAATCGTGTTCGTGTTCAGGCAAGTTTGTAAGACTAATGTTTACATCTTGTGAACCATTAACGTTTCCTAATGTGTCTGCCGCTGAACTTGTTACACGGTTAGCACTTTCGCCACCCATGTTATCTAGACCCATTGTCATTCTTCCTCTTAAATCAGGTAATGCAAATCTACCTGCTTGTACAAGTGTTTGGTCTTTGAAGTTATACTTGATAACATTAAACAAGTTTTGATATTCAGCAATAAGCACTTCACTACCATCACAAAGTAACCAATCTTGTGGTGTTTCACTAATTAAACCACCAAATGGTGTAATCATTCCAATTGGCAATGTAGGAATTGCTTTAAATAAATTTGTTCTGCTAATTTTAAATACGCCTGTGTCGTTATCTACATCAGGTGTAACTCTATTAAAAATAAATTCGTCTGTTGTTTGCGAATTACCTTTTTCAGTTTTATCTGCTAGGAAAGTATTACTAATTGTAGTTACAAAAGTTTTTACTGCTTCGTCTTGTCCATTAAATGTAAATTCAGGAGCACTAACATCACCAGTCATTCTAAATGTTGTAGAACTTGCTAATTTATCTGTTGAACCCGATCTACCACTAATTGAACCTGTTACATTACCTGTTAAGTTACCTATAAAATTTTGTGAAAATACATTTAACCATTGTTCATTTTGCGTACCTAAGTTTCTAGTAACAGTTACATTTGGTACAATGTTTCCTGTTGTAGTAAGTCCTGCAAGATTGGCATCACTACCAACCCATAATTTTTTAGCAATACCTACACCACCTCGTGCAATAATACTTCCTGTGCTGATTGATACTGCATCAGTTGTACCATTAACAAGTACTGCACCACTAGTTTGAATATTACCAGTAACGTCTAAAGGTTGTGCTGGTGATAAGTTGTTAATACCAACTCTTTCATTTGAATCAACTCTTATAACTGTTTTAGTAGAACCTTCATTGTTTACTCTTATGTCAATGTTTGATCCTGCTGTTTGGTGTGTTATAATACCTGCTTGGCCTTCAATACCAAAATTCATTTTACTGTCTTGTCCAACAGTAACACCACCGTTAGCATTAATTTTCAAAGGAACTGTTGAAGGTGTATCTTTATCACTTCTTACAAAGTTTGCCGCAGGAACACTCTCTGCTCCTACTACTAATGCTTCAGCCTTCTCCGCTGTACCATAATATTTTCCTACACCTGCACCTGTAATATCTGATGTGCTTAAATTGTATCCTGCTTTAATTGTTGTAAAGCCTTCTAATGTAGTTTTAGGTGTAAATGCTCTAGTGGAAATTATTCCAACTGTTTTTGCTTGTACTTCAATTATCAAAACTGTATATGTAACATTGTCTGTTCCAATAATAGTTGCCGGTTTTGCTCCAGTAGATAAACCATCTGAGAATGTTGGTCCTACTAAAATCCATCCTGAACCTGTATACAAATATAATTGTTGGTTATCTGTATCTACCCAAAGGTCACCTACTACACTTTGATTAGCATCTGGTTGTGTAGTTGCTTTCTTTAAACCTGATGCACTAACCCAGTTAGTTCCATCATAAATTTTTAATTGATCAACACCAGGTGTTGTATCATACCAAAGTTGTCCTTCTACAGGATTACTTGGTGCTGTGTTAAAAGCAAAATTTTCTAATAAGTGTAAAAAGTTTTCAGCGATAGCAGTACCATAAGCAGTTGTATTTCTGCCCGGTAATTGCAAAGAAGTTTGTGTATTAATAGTATTATCTTCAACAATAATACTTCCTTTGTTTGCAACGTCTGTATGGTTTACTGTATATGCCATCTAATTACGCCTCGTTGTAACCAGTTAATGACTGTACTCTAACAGTATAGTCAATCTGGATTAGTCTGTTTAAACTTTTTTGTACAGGGTGGAATATTACGTGTGTTAATAATCTGCCTGTACCAGATGTGCTATAACCAATAAGGCCAAGTTCATCGAATACATATAAACTTTCGTTTTCTGTAGCATTATCTAATGCGTCTTGTCCTTCAGGTTCACCATAGTCAAGTAAACAAGTTGCAACGATATCTGTATAATTAGTACCACTTACGTGTCTAGTTTCTAGTTTATTTCTTGTAGGATCTGTGTTATTAACACTATTATCATCAATAACTTTTTGGTATGTTTGGTTATATAAACTAGCATTTGTACCAGTAGAGTTTGGTGACAGATATGTAATAATTCCTGTAGGATCAACTGTTGTTCCACCGTTACCAAATGCCATTTGATATATCATACCTTGTCCTTGGTTTGATAAACTATCTGCTAGTGAAATACTCATGTTCTCATAGTGTATAGCATTTCGCTTATCTACAAGCACTTCACCAGTGGTTGGGTCTGTAATTTTGATGTATCCTTGTAAAAGAATACCTTGTTTTTCGTTAAATTTGTCTGTCATCATAATATCCTACAAGTGTATTTATTTAGGTAACGCCACCTCTCCGTTTCGTATGAACCTAGCAATATCATTTTCCTGTAAATGTAGGGCAGTTCCCACGTCTGTCCAACGTTGACCAATGCGTCTAATCACAGTTATTTTAGTATTTATTGCCGGTGTATCAGTTAATGTAAGTGTAGATGTTACTCCATCAACACTGAATTCAGCAGGTGATGTTGTATCACCCTCTGGACTATCAAGGTCTGTAAGCGGGTTGAATACAGATATTGCATTTTTGCGTAATCTTTTACCTGCTACGTATACCTCAAATTCGTTAACATTTTTTGGTATAAAGTCTAGTGTTACAGCATTTGTTGAGCCATCTGCTGTAAAGTTTTGTACCAATTGCTTGTCTTTGTAAGGCACAGTTTGTTTATTGCTTTGATCAAGCACTGGAGTACCTGATTTGTGTAATGTAGCAATACCTGTACCTAGTGTACCTCTTCTTAATTGTCTTAGCAAACCATCTTCTTTTAGATAATATTCAATACGTTCACCATTTATAAAGATAATACCTGGAATACTTCTTTCTTTGTTTGGCTCTGGTAAAGTATCTGAATTTGTTACACTAATATTAGTATCAAAATAATTTAAGTCTTTTGCTAGTTGATATGTTGTAACATCACCTAAACGTTTGAAATGATATCTGTTTAGCATATCTTTAAACTGACTGTAACCAAACTTAGGTATAGCAACAGGATTACTAAAGTGTATAACTTCTAATTCATCATCTGCGGCAATATCTATTTCAACTCTTAAAGTTCTTCTATCTTCAAGCACACTATATTCTACACTTGGTGTTAACAATGTGCCATTTCTTGTTAACCAAACGTAATCTGTGTCAAGTGCTTTATCACGCAACTTGATAAATCCGTTGGTTAATTGATGGTATTCTACATAATCATCTGTGCCAACTGTTACAGTTGTAAATGTTTTAACTTTGTAATTTTGTCTTTCAATTTGCAATGGATCATGGTTAGCAAAAGTATATACTCTAACTTTTTCACCACTTGTTGGTGCAGTATCTAAATGTATCTGTGTTGGTGTTTCAACATAAACATTATTACTGTCAAAGTAACCAAAGTCAAATTCGCCATGGTCAATAATGAAAACATCTAATGTATCACCAATCTGTCCTGTATCAACAAATAGTTCAACTGTATTATTAAATCTATTCCAACGATATGTTTGGTTAATAGTTTGTTCAACATTATTAATAAACACTTTTACAGTTTCTGCTGGAATACTTGCTTGAGCAAACTGCCATTTAGTTACTTCGTATTCTCTAGTTGCACTAATTGTAAACTGTTCGTTGAAACCTGCTTTTAATATTTTATTACCAACTTGAACAATAGTATTATGTTGTAAAGGTTTTTTGTTGAACGGTGCCGCACCTAATGTAAATGCAGTTGTACAACCGTCACCTGTAAATTCATCTGTTGTTACTGAAGCAAAACTTTTTACTTCACTGTCGTAAATCACATACTGTATAATTGTACCTGGTTCTGGTGCTACTGATAATCTCAATAATGTTAAACCTTTGCTTTCATAACTAGCATCTGTTTCTGCCAATACAGCATCAATTGTTTCACCATCTTTAGTAATGTAGAAACTTAAATTATCTTTCCATTTTACAGATGTAACAAATACTGAAGTACTTCCATCTCCTTCAAATGTATCACTATCTAAAATGTTTTCACCATTTGTACTCATTGTAATAATGTTAACAGGTTGTCCTGCTGTTAGTGTTACATCTTTTAATGTTAATTCTTTTGTTTGATAGTTAACACTCCATTTACTTGCGTCTAAAATATTTCCATTTGCTTTTACAAAAATATCTCGCTGACTTGCAGGATAACTGTTTAACTTGAATGTGTAACTGCCTTCATATGTGTAGTTGTAATTTTGTATTACACTACCACCATCAACTGTTCTGTCATAAACTTTAATGTTTACACTATCAAGTAATTGTCCTGGAACTAATTCTTCTGGACCATGTGATGTAGTTGGCGATACAAAGTCATCACCATCTATTACAATTTCTTCTGCATTGATACCACGTGCATTTTGATATGCCATATCACCACCTGATAACAATGTATCATAAGCATCTGGATCAGGAATAAATGATCCATCACTTGAAGATTTTCTAATTATAATTACATCATTTGCTTTAGTTGGAATCTTATCATTGTCAACTAAGAAAGTAGTTTGTACTCCATCACCTGTAATAGGATTCATTACAGCATTTGGATTTTCTGCAACACCTGTTGTACTACCATCGTAGTTTGGATCATCAAGTCTTACAAAACCTTTGGCTGGATTTGCACTATCTTTATAGTAAACATTATATTGTACTCCGCTTTCTAGTGCTTTAGAAAGTGTCAATGATAGTGTACTTCCATCTAATTGGAATACTTCATCGTCATAGGTATTATCATATGAATCATATGAAGTTGTGTAGTAAGGCTCATTACCCCAACCTGTTCCTGTACCAAAGTTGAAACTCTTAACTTCTACTCCACCATAATCTATACCATCTAATAATTGTGCAACATCTTTTCCTAATTGTCCAGTTACTGGATTATAGAACAAATTAATTCTATCTTGTGCTTGTAACATATCGATTGCTTTTTTGTATGTTACTACAATGCTAGAATTATTTGCAGGTGGATTATTAAATTCTATTCTACCTTTGTATCTAGTGTATGACTTGTCATTGTATGCAATATTACTAACTGCATAGTCACTTTTTAAAACTTCAATATTATCAACACTAATGCTAAATTCTGTGCTTCTTAAATCCATAGGATAAGTCAAATCGAAGATTGTTTTACTATTGTTACCTGTAAATGTTTCATTATTATTAAGTGTAGTAACAAAATATGTGCCTGTAACTCTATCAAATTTAACTCTTACGTGTACACTTCTTGCTTTACTATTACCTAGTACTGCTGAAGCCTTAGCCGCTATACCGTCAGTAGTAGATAAAGAACCATCTATTTCTACAAGCGGAGCACTTAAATAACCTTTACCTGTGTTTGTAATTTCTATACTTACTACACTACCACCAACACCAAGTTTAGCAATACCTTTGGCACCTGTTCCGCCGCCGCCAACAAATCTAACAACTGGTATATCTTGATAACCTTTACCGCTGTTTGTTATGTTGACATTTGTAATTTCAAATCCTACATTATCTGCCCAATACTTGTTTGGATAGTTACTTGTTACACCACCTGTACTAATAATAACATTATCTCTGACCTTCATAGCACCTGGCTCTATTCTTTGTGAAACATCATCATAAGCAGGCGGTACATCAAAGTCAGTTACAGTTGAATTTGTATCATCTTTTTTAGTATAGTTACTTAGGTATTCTCTAATTTTTGTTTTGTAAGGTTTAGTTTCTTTTACAAATTCTTCATAACTAGGTAAGTTATCATTTTGGAATGTAACTTTTTGTTCTAAATCTCCTGCATTGTGTTTTGCTTTAATGAAAGAAGTTTTAAACGCCCAATCAATATTTGCTTGTTCACTAAACGCATATCTAACACTTGCAACAAATAATTTGTTGTATTCAACTTCTAATCCTTCAACAAATATATCATCTCTAATTGCTTCTAAGATTTTTCTTAATTCTATTGTTGGCTGATTGTCATAGAAACTAGTATCATAACTTAATCCATCAAAACCAACATTACTTGTTTTAGGATCGTATAGTGCAACTTTAAATTGTATAGTACCATTTTGTCTACCAATGGTTGTGTAATTAGTAGTGTAATCAACAGCAACGTTGTCACTAGTTTTTTCTAATAACAACCAACCACCAGTTCCAACATTATTAATTTTAATAATATCACCAATGCTGTCATTTAAACTTGTAAGTTGATATGATTCGTTTACAACTTCGTCTACTGTTGTAAATTGATTATATCCTTTTGCATACCAATCAGCATATTCCCACCATTCAGAAACATCATATGACTGTGTGCTAAATCTATTATATGCCCCAGTGGCTTTATTATATTCATACACTGACCATTTATTAGAAACAGTACTATCGCTTTTTACTAAGGCGCTAAATGTTCTAACAGTAATTTGCGTTGTTGACGCATATTCTTTACCTGGATTTCTAATAGTTACTGTTGCTATTCCACCATTAGCATTTAATGTCATTTCAATCTGTGCATTTACACCGTCACCTATTTGTATAAATTCAATAGTAGGAACAGTTTTGTATCCGCTACCTGGATCAGTAATAGTAACGTCTGTAAGTCTACCATCAGTAAATGTTGGTGTAAGTATTGCTTGTTTTACTTTAGCAACACCAATGAATCCTAATTCTTCTATTGTATCAACAGCAATATCAAAACGTCTACTTAAAAGTGTAGGCTGTGGATCTTTATCTAATAATTTTGTAAAGTCTAATTCATCAACAATTAAGTTTTCTTTTAGAACTCTGTTTATTCTTTCAATAGTTTGTTTAAGTGCTTCAGGTCTATTTTTAAACATAGACTGCCTAGGTCGATTCAATACACCCCATTTTTGTTTTTCACTTAATTCAGGATCAGGTACAGGTCTATTCATACTGTCTGAGCCTATTAAACTATCATACCATTTACGTTCAATATCTTGATTTGGTTTACTTGTTTTTAGTCCTTCACTAATCAACTGATATTCGTTGTGCAAGTCTACACTTTGATTATCTATTGTCCAGTAACGGAAATTAATTGCCTTCTTAGTTCCTTCTACAAGAGATTTACAATTATAAAGTCCAAATCTATCGTTACCATAAATTGCAACGAACTTATAGTTTTGTCCTGCAGGATCTTGAATTAATTGTGCAACATCAAATGCAGTTGTTTTTCTAAATGTAACTTGCGGTAAAACTTTTTTGTTTTTTACCCAATAATAATATTTGTTATAAAAGTTACCTGATACATTATCGTATAATCTTTTAGTTACAAACGCGGCTGAACCATAAGCAGAAGTACCACTTATACCTTTTACTAATCCTTCTTCTGTATCAGCAGTTGCGTCCCAACGTTCTGGAGTTAAGTCTGTTTCTACCCATTCATATACATCTACACTACTTCCTGTAAACATTTTATTGAAGTTTGCAGTATTGTAAATTATGTTACCTTGATAGTTATCGATCCATTTTACTTTACTAATATCCCACCATAATCTACCAACGTGTTCAGTGCCCCAATAATTTTCTGAGTCAACATTTAATCCGTTTGTTGCTGTTGTGTAAATTGCAGGATCATATGGTACTTTAAATCTTATTTCTTCATCGGCCGGTCCAGCAATTTTTCCTTGTACAGGGTCAATATAATCTAGTTGATTATTAAATCCAGTGCCATCTTTATTGTAAATGAATACGCCTTTAAATTTAGTTAGGTCAACTTGACTAATAGGTTCTCTTAAAGTTTCCCAAGGTAATTTTAATCTATCACGTTTGAAATCAATTACTGTACCAATAAAGTTTTGTTCTGCGTTTACATTTAACTCAGGCATTGAAACATACACGTGATTATCTCTTGCAAGAATAAACTCACCAAATCTTTCTACATTTGGATTATTGTATGCAAATTTTTCTGCATATAACATTGAACCACCAACTAACTGATAAACAAAAACCTGTCCACTATCTTTATTAGTGTATTTGAATTGTGTTAAGTTATTATCAAAAGTTGTTGTAATACTATCAAACGTTGTAAAACTACTTAGGTCTCCACCTTGTGCAGAAACCATCAATGTACCTTTAGCAAAGTCTAATGCTTGACCAAATCTTTCTGCTACTGTATTATCTGGACTATACAGTAATTGATGTAATGTAAACACATTATCTGTATTTTTATACAAATATACTTTACCGTTATCATTTGATTTTTCATCATCTAAAGGTGCACCTACTGCCAACCAGTCGCCGTCATCACTAACACTTATTGCACTAGCAAATTTTGTATCTGGTGCTTGTACTCTAAAATCTGTATTATTGTTATCAAACTGAGTTGTATCTTGATCAAAGAAAGTGTTTATTACAGCATCTGGTGTTGCAATAGTTTGATAAAATTCAAAATGTCCATCATTGTATCTGTATATACCTATCTGTGGATACTGATCTGTGTAGTCTGCTACTGTAACTATTACGTCACCGTCTCTGCTTGTTGTAAACGGATGTGCAAAGTTTACCATAGTTGAACTACTATCAAATTCATTAAAGATTTGATCACCTGTTACAGTTATGTTCAGATCATTTGGAATATATCCTATGTAATCTACACCTGTATTAAGCACTGACCAATTTGAATTAGCAAACGCACCTGCGGCCTGATTGGTTAAACTTCTAAATAATGATCCGTTATAAATTACTATTTCGTCTGTGTAATAAGGTTCATTGCTGTCAAATGCACCTCTAAAGTTTCTGTCTTGACCATTATCCCATTCATATTCAGTTGTACCTTCAAAACCTTTTTTAACAAAATGTATTCTACCTGCATTAGTAGGTGTTGCATCTCCTGGAGAAGATACAAACAATCTATACAATGTATCTTTTTTACAAAGTTCAATTTGATTGCCTAAGAATGCGTTATTGTGTCTTTGTAAGTTTACATAACCTTTATTAAATTTGTATTCACCTGATCCTGTTTTATTATAAACAAAATACATACCTTCGTTTGTAAACGTACTTGCTGTACCTTCAGAGTCTGCAGGTAAATTATATAATTGCGTCCAGTCTTTGTTTAATGGATTAGGAATATTTGCAGATCTTGGTACACCTGTAACAGTTCTGTTTTTGTAAAACTGCATTTCAACTTCATTTCTAAAACTTGGAGATGCAATTTGTAACAACGTACTATCGTTGTTTCTTACAACTATCATTTTACCTAAATAATTAGTTGTTAAATCTGTTGCTTCAATCCTACCACTTAATCTATTAAATCCTAAACCTGTTACAATACTTAAATTACCAGTTGCATTAAAATTATTTCCATAACTAAATGTTCCTGTCATATTTTTAATGTATACTCTAGCACCTAATAAATTATCTTGTACAAATGCTACTTCACCAGTTGCCCCAGTAAAATCTTCAATTACAGTTTCACCAACCTGTGGAATAAATGGTTGTGAAGCCGGAGGAGCACTAAAGTTTGTGTAAGTAATATCAATAAATCCGTCCCATAAATCATAAACTGTATGTGGTTGATCTAAATAATCAAAACTTAAACCTATTGCACTTGGATCCCATACTGTTGCAGGATCTCCGCCTAGTAATCTATTAATTTTAAATGTAAAATTATCTGCTACACTTAAATTATCTGTAACTACCTTTGGTGCTCTAACAAACCAATATGGTTGTAATTGTGGCATACCAAATGTGTCATAGTAACTTAGGTTACCTATTCTACCGCCTCTAGTTGGATTGTTAATATCTTGATTAGCAGTATAAACATCATCCATTGTATTGCCATATACTTCTGCTGTTTTACTTTCAGCACTTGTTATATAATCTGCAATAACTAAATTAGGAATTGTAATTTCTTTTGTTGCAGTAGTAAATGATTGTAAACCATCTATTACCCACCAACCACCAAATGTATCACTTGGGTTAGCAAAACTTACTTCCTCGTAAGTACCCATGCTTTCACTATTATATATTAAAGTGCCTGTAGGATCGAATTGGCCATTTACATCTTTAACATAAATTAATCCCTGACTTACATTATCAACTATGACTCTTTCAACTGTACCTATAGCAGTAGTTGTAGAAATAATATCCCCAGGTTGCGGTGTTCTTAACAAGTTATCTACAAAAAGAATATTGTCAATTTTTCCTGTGATAGTTTTAGTGCCTTCAAAATCATTTAGAGCAGGACCTGTTTGACCAAAAGGTAAAGTTCCGTTAGGATAATTTTGTGAATACTGATTCCATTGAATATCTATTTTATCACTTACTGCTGATCCAATGTATTGTACCCTTGGTGCTCTAATTAAGACATGAGTAGTAGCACCATCAAATTTATAATTACCTCTAATAGCATATACAGTAGTAGGATATCCTGTTGCATTATCATATGCGGCGTGTTCTACATCATGTGAAGTATAAAAACTGTTAAATGTGTATGTTCCAAGTGCCGCTTCAATATCATAATTTGCCTGCCAAATCTGCTCCTTGTATGACACAATATCTTTAGGTGCGTATGTGCTTGCCTGTGAATATGTTTCTACAAATTTAGTTTTTACATTACTTGCCGTAGGTGCACCTATTACAATAAACTCTGCATCTGCACTGATAGAAAGTGCCTTACCAAAACTACCATCACCTGTGTATAAATTTTGTGGCGGCTCTATAGTTTGAATATGAACATAACCAACTGTATCTGTATATCTTTTAAAAATGTAAACTTTGTTACCTTCAAAAGCACCTACACAAAGTACGGTATTTCTTTCATCAGCGGCAATAACTTTACCAAACTCTTGTGCATTATCTCCTGCTTCTACATTAGAAATAATCTGTTGGCTTGTAAACTGTGGAGTATTTTTAAGCACTAACCAATTTGAATTAGCATCTTTATCAACCCATAAAGTTTCTCCAACTTTTAAGTTTTGATTTGACAAAATAATATTTGCATTATCAAAGTCTGGTGCTTTAGCAGTTCTAAACTCTGTTATAAATCCGTTAGCAGTTTCTACTTCTTCTGTTTCGCCATTAGCATGACAGATAATATCTTTTAATTCTACACTTTTAACTTTGTAAAATTTTTCTGCGCCTGTTACGTCTACTAAACCTATAATTTCATCTACATCAAATCTTGCTTGTTCATTTAGTGTAATTACAACATCTGTATCACGTTTTGCAACTGCTAAAACTCTGCTATCTGTTCTTACATACTTTAATACGTCCCAAGATAATCCTTTTTGTCCTACCCATATATAATCACCAACATTTATGCTTGTAAGATCTAATGTTAAAATATCATTATATACAGCAACTTTAGTTTTTACATCTTGTTCATTTACATAACCAGCAGTAGTATGAACATATTTTAACGTGCTACGTGTTGGAAATGGTTTATGATCATAATCTTTAGACTTTAAGTAAACTTCAAAAGGTCTTTGTCTATATACAAGATCTGTTTCTTGTCCTGTAGTTGTAGCAACAAGTTCAATAGGTTGTGGACTTAATCTAAACTTACTTTCGTCTAGTGTAAATTCTACTTCGTCAAAGGATTCGCTTGAACCATACTGTCCTAAACGTATTGCCCATTCTTCAAAAAATTCTAAACTATCTGTTTCACTGTTTGATAATGCATCAAACAATTTAGTTAAACTATTTTTTGTTCCTTTGTCTTGAATAAAGCCTTGATAAAATTTGTACTGTGATACATCATCAGTAATAATATTTTCTAAATACTTACGTTTTTGATAACCAATTAAATGTTGTGCAATTTTTTGTTGTTGTGTATCAAAGTTGTCTGTATCTAAATCATAAAAATCACCAAATTGATTTGCTTTATAATCAAGGTTTGCAATTAAACCACTCTGTGGACGTCTTTCTAATTTTTCCCATTCTTCGTTATTGAAAACATTAGTACCAGGTATCTTAACTTTTGCAACATAGAAAAATTCTTTATACTTAACTGTATCTCCAATAGCATAATCTTTATATGCTTCCCAAGTATTTGTATTTGCTTCATCATAGATAAATCCTGGAATATTAAATCCACCGTTCCAAGCATCGGATCTATAACCTAAAACTTTTACTCTTTCTTGACGATAACCAGGCCCTGTATCATATACAACATCTTTGAATACAGTTGTGTTATCAATAATACATACGTGTTCCTTTTGTACTAAAGGAACTTTAATTGCAAATATACCATCTGCTGTATTTTTCGTTGTAAGTACAATTTTATTTTCATTACTTCTAAATACTTTCGCAAACTCTGGAAGTAATTTTTTACCGTCTGCTTTGAACAATGAATAATCATAATAACCATTAAATAGATCATCTGCAACATTATATTCTTTTTCTAATACTAATTTATTTGCACCAGGACTTACAGTTATAACACTATCTGCTTTCCAGCCTTGTGTTGTCCAAAACATAAACTCTTTTGCACTAGTTGACCAATTTTCTACTAAATTAATATCTGGGTTAAAGTTTTCAAATACAAATCCTTGTGTTTTTAAGTATTCTCCATACCCTAATAAAAAGTCTACAACTTCTTGAATAGTTCTTAATGTTGTGCCATACAATAATTCTTCTGGTTCTTGATTAATACCTATGTTAAAGTTTTTACTAAAGACTGCGTTTCTTCCGCCAACAGTTGGAAGTTCTGGAAGTTTTTGAAAATTATCAACAACAAAGTCTGCTGTGCTTTCATGTGCAATCTTTGTAGTATAATAATCTTTACCAAATGATACTATTTGTCCAACAGCATAAAATTTATTTGCTGACCAATCTACAAACGATTCACTTACGCCACCTATGTTTATTACAGGATCGTTAGCAAATCTAGTTGGTGTATAGTAATTAAAGTACGGATTAGAATTATCATATCCTCTTAGAACAAATCCTTCTGCTTTTTTCTCAATAATAACTCCACTGTAACTTAACAATTGAGTAGTGGAACTAGTGTTTAAAAATATATCATAGTTTTCTTCTGGAACAAATACGTTACCTTCATTGAATGGTGTTCTAGAATCTAATATAAGTTTAAATTTATTTTTTGCAGTAAAGCCGCCAATCTTAAAACCAAGTTGGTTAATTACACCTTTAAAATCTGTTTTGTATTTTTCGTAAACACCTAAGTTTTTTGACGCCATATACTCGTGAATATAATTTACTAAACCTGCTGTATAAATTCTTGTTTCATTTAAGATAGTGTTAGGATATACAATATCTGCAGGACGCATAGACTTACTTGTATCTTTGTAAACAACAAGTCCTGCCGCATTTCTAATTACTCTACTTCTATCCCAACCAAGTCCCATAATCTTACTAGGCTGTGTTAGTAACCAACCAACAATTAAAGAGAACGGATATTCTGAACTTCTACGCCAAGCAGTTTCAGTTGGAGATTGATCACCAAATCTAAAAGACGCATTAGTGTTTATACTTGTAAATTGTTTTGCATAATTACTGTCTAAAGGACTTAATAAATTTCCACCATCGTCTACAGGAATATGTGTAGTAAGTCCTGGACGTTTGTAATTTGCAACATACTGCACAGGTTTACCTGGCTCTGCAATTTTTCCTTGCTCTAAATCTTTCCAAAGAATTTTGTTTTCGCTAGTATAAGGTGCTGAGCCATATACAGTTTCCCACCACGTTGGTTTTATACTGAAACCAAGCATTTCCCAAGGATGTGTATGAGGACGATCAGTATCATAAGCATCTTTGTATACTGCTCTCCAATATCCTCTTGACTTGTTACCATTTGGAGTAAGTGTTGAAGCATAGTTAAATGTAAAACTATTACTTCTGTCATAGAAGTCATGATCTGTGTAATCTGGATTTCCTATAACTCTTAACCAATCAACAAAGTCAGATATCATTGCTTTATCTAATGCCCAACCCATTATACCTGTTGATCTAAATTCACCTGACAGTAATTCATGTATGTTGACTAAATTTTTATCGTACTGTACTTTAATATTATTGTATATTCTTTTTTCTAATTCTAATATTAAATCATCTCTGTAATCACCATATGCTTTAAATATACTTCCGTCGTGTCCTTGGATAACATCAACAGGTGTAACGTATGAATTATCTGTAAACTTTGTTGGAACAAATTTAGGATATAAACCTAGTTTTGTAGGAGTAGGTGGAATATA